GGTGGTATCAACGCAGGTTTAGCTCCAGTTCTACTAGATAATGGTGGGACCAACGCAGGTTTCTTCGGAGTTACTTTGAGTGGTGCTGCTGGGGGAGTCTTAACCGCAGTCCCCATAGGCTTGGCGACCGGTTTTACTGCGGCTGCACCAGTTCCAGCCGCGTTAGTCACGGGCTTTACTTTCGCGCCAGGAGCGGAGGTTATACCTTTTCCGCCAGGGGGTTTGGTCTTGGCCAAGTCAGCCCTGGCCTTAGCCCATTCTGCTTCACGCGCAGCCATCCGCGCAGGTTGAGTGCGATGTTTTTTCGCAATCGCGTCGAAGCGGGCCTTTGGGCTGCTCAGGCTTTTTACCTTAAAGCGTGTGTCCCCTGATGCAGCCATATCGTGCAAAGTCTTTCTTTTGCCCCTGCCGATTTCGATTCCTCCCGCAGAGTAAGCTACCTTCTCTAGGTCGGAGTTCTCTACAACTTCTTGGACATACCTATCCACAATCTTCGCGACAGCTATCTTCTCAAGCTCGTCCCGCATAGCTGCTAATATTTGTTGGTCAATAGGCATGACTAACCTTCACCCCTATTTTGGCCCTAAAACTGAGGGCGCTGGGATACTTTTGGGTCTCACGTGTGCTGGGTTCTTTGGCCCAAACGGGGTTGCTCTGTTTGCGGCCCCCTTAGAGGCTTGCCCGAGCAGACCCGTATAAGATGCTGAGCCCCCTGCGTGACCAGCAGGCGGAACATAGGGCGTTACTGGCTTCTTGTTCAAATAATGGCCCTTTACCAACTCCGTCTTACCTGTCTTTGGGTTTGGTTTTGCAGAGCCATGACTCATCGCAAAAACAAGAGGGTTTGCTGGGGTTGACGCGATCTTCTCTCCGGGTCCAGGAAGCGTATTAGCTATCCGCATACCAGAAGGTATTGGCATTCCTTTCTCGACAATAGACCCAACATCAACACCCTTGCGCTGTGCAAGAACCTTCTTCCAGTCCGCTCCGTATGTTTTCTTCAGCATTCGGATGTTCGCATTGTTCGGGTCATAAGACATTCCCGTAATCTGGCGAGCCATTTTCTCTAGGGCTGCTCCCACACTTGGGTCGCCATACATAGCCTCTTTCAATAAAAGCTTCTTCGCCCCAGGAGTAAGAAAACTAGAGGATGTTACGGAGCCCTGTTTATGCAGTTTCCGAAGCCAAGCCGGTGGCATAGGATGTGTAAGGGGAGCGCCCTTCCAGTACTTTTTGTCACTAGGCTGCTTTAACATTGGGCCATCTGGCATTCCGGGCATCTCTTTGGGATGCTCAGTATCTTTCCAGCTTGGGCCACGCAGGTGCTTAGGTATGGATTGTTGAAGCTCTCTTTCCTTGTGCGAAAAGATGCGGCCATCATTTGGATCTGTGATGGGGACAAACACGGGTTGCTTTTGCCCAGGCTTGAGCTTGGTAAGTAAGTGCTTCGGCACACGAGCACCAACAGGTAAGTTAGTGGGCGCACCGGGTCGTGAGGAACTCTTTGGAGACGACGCCAGCTTCGTAATGGGCTCACCTATTAGTGATAATAATCCCATTCTACTTAACCCCTTTGAACGCCTTAACAGCGGCATTCAGTCTAGGACCTACCTTGTGCTTATCCCAAGCCTTCTTGCCTTCCCAGCCAGCAGCGGCACTTCCAGCAGCCAACACGGGCTTAGACGCCATAACCTTTGTGACTCTACGAGCGAATTGACCACCACGATTTCCAGCACGGAATAATGGGGCGCTCCTATTCGCCAGGTTCTTCCAGTCAACACCTCGCCAACCTGCTTTTGCACCCCCAGCAGTGTTTTTCAGGCCCGCGCCAAGCGCTTTAACGCCGCGACCGCCTCCTACGCCAATGGCTCGGCCCATCCCTTTCATGAGAGCTAGTCCCGCACCAACAGCGGCAAGTTTTTCAATCAGTAACTGCTTAGCAGCGTATTTCTCTAATGAGTTCATAATAATGTTCTTCCTATTTAGTTAGGGGGTGCGGCTTCGAGTGCCTTCTTTTTTGATGCGTGTTTTTCTAGTGCATGCATTACTCATCCTCTGGCAGAGAAAGCGCATTCAAGGCCGACAGCCTATCTTTGCTCTCCGCAAGAACCCCTAGCCATCTGTCTATCTCACATAGAATCTCACTATGGTCCGCCACGGCTACAGGCTTCGTTATGTATAACCTAGTAATAGCTTCTGCCTCAGCAATTTTAGCTTCATACTTCTTTTTAGTAGCGACCAATAAGTCCATATTAATACCCGCCTGATACAGAGGACGTTAACAAAGCGGTCCCACTTGGCAAAGCCTTACTTGTGGTTGAGCTTGTAATACGCATGTTTGTATCTTTCAATATCTGATCTTTTACATCCCTGGCAATGGGGTCTAACTTCCTGTTGGCACTCACCACACGATAAAAACCAGCCACTTTGGACTGGTGCACAACGAGGATATCAGGAGAAACAAACGCGAGGAAGCGGATATGGTGCGTTGCTTGGTTATATGAGTAGGTTGTAAAGACCTCATTAATATGGGGCCCGATGGACGAATACTCAGTGGTTTGGCCAGAATCATGTGTCTGCATGAAGGTGCTATCCTTCATGAGAGGCAGATTGGGTGAACCCCCGGTGTACTGACCAAATACGGTTATGGGATTAAAGGGTATCGGCATAGTTTGCTTCCTTACGCAGGGATATTATCAAGTAATATGTATAATTTCGAGTACTCATCGGGAATACGACATGTTTTGGCCCGGAACCGAGAAGCTGTTGAGTTTTGAGGCTAACCCATCAAGAGCGCTAACAACATTTTGGACTGATTCATGGGCCCCAGCACCGCTGCCACCCCTGTTTGTTCCCGGTCGAATCGGCGTAGTGGTCGAAGACAGGTCTGTAACCAAGTCTTTGAAGTCATAACCGTCCCCACCCGAAGTTTCAGAGCCCTTAACAAGCTTATCAGCGAGTTGTTCGACCTCAGAATTAGTGGGTTTGCGTCCAGAGGCCACTAACATATCTCTAGCGCTGTCTTGGAGCATCCCTTCAAGCCTAGTAGTGAGCCCTGTCTTGTCTGTGCCTGCTAAATAAGCCTGCTCCCGCTTAGTCAGCTTATTAAAGCTTGGATCGTGAGTGATTTTAGCTAAAAACTTGTGCGGGGACTTATCACTGTTCTCCCATTGCTTGGTGTAATAATCCACAGAGGCGGCTACATGCGTCATTCTTCGCTCAACCGCAGAATCGCCCTTTGCTAAAGAAGTAGTGAGCTTTCCTAGTCTCCCGCCCTGCATATTAGTGGCTAATTCACGGTTATCCCCCATAAGACTTCTGGCAAAGTCCTGCATCGCGCCAGTTTCAAAGTCTTCCGTAGTTACGGTCTTCCCATCTTCAGAGACAGTCCCGAGCCCTTTCTTGAATTTCTCATGTATATCTCTGAACTGATTTAGGTTTGCGTAGCCACCTCGCATAGCAGAGATCCGGAGACCTTGTTGTGCTGTCGGAGACTCATCTCTGTGGCCCCTTCGAATACGTTGAATCTCGTTCTTTACATTTTCATAACGAGTTACATCATGCTCAGCAGTAATAGAGATACCTTGTGAAATCGCTGTCTTGCCGCCAAATGAGCCAGCAGTGTCGTCAAGCCAAGCACCAACTACATCCTTGGGAGATACACCACCCTTGCCCAGCTTTCCGATGTCCCTGGATTGTTGGTGAAGTCCAGGCATTTGCGCCATCACTGATGAGATGACCTCATTCCTGTTTTCTCCTGTGTGGAGCCTCTTTCGTGCGTCACTAATAATTGACCCAAACTGCGGGCCCATACTCTCCATAGCTGTCTGGGTAAGAGCGGCAATTTTGGTTTGCTTCATATCAGTAAAGCGATGACTGTCGCTGTCTGTCAGGCCACTGCCACCTTTATCCGCTCCCGCAAGCAGAACACCATCATCTTGAACTCTTGTAAGCTTTTTCCTCGCCTCATACATAGTCATGTTGTTAGCCCCAGCGAAGTCTTCTAGCAGCCCGGACGCTTCAGACTTTTCACCAAGAAGCTGCTTTGCGAGTTCCTTTCTTTCCTTTTTGGACATGTCTTTATTCCCTAGCTGCCAAGCAAGGGATCGGCCTACACGCCTCTTGATTACATCAACAGAATGTTGACGTGCGCCTTGTGGGTCTCCTGAATATTTCTGCGTTAGGTCAAACTTCTGCTTAAGTTCGTTTTTGAACGCACCACCATCAGCACCATTATTGTGTGTCCCAAGAAGAATATACGCCTCTTCTTTTGTGGCTCCAGTCTCTTTGATGAAGGCATTCATCAATTCGTAGTCACTCTTATTATCTTTATGCTCAGCAGCAAGTCTGCTTATGACGGCCTTTACTTTGGCGTCACCACCTAGGCGGGAAATCATTGTGCTGTGGTCTCCCCCCATTTTTGACAAAAGCTTCTCGGTCGCAGATCTCCCTCCCTTGGTGAGAAACCCTTGTGACCCGCCCATGCCGCCTTCCCCATGTTGGAAGGTTCCACCAATTGGGGTAAGCCCAAGCGTCGCCGCTCCCGCAGCGTCAAGCCCGCCACTCTGTTGGGCACCAACATTCATTCTTTGAATTGAGTCTTCGGGCAAAATCCCAGACTGTGTCAATGACTCAAGCAGTCTTGCATTATTACCAGTAATGGCTCCATCAGATATTCCTGCCATCCCAAACTGACGCATTGCCTCTGGGCCAGAGTTGGTAATCATATCGTAAGCCATTAATGGTGTTCCCAAACCACCAAGTACTGCTCCCAGGCCGCGAGACATAAACCCGCCAACACGAAGGGACCCACCCGCTAATCGGCCCGTTCCAGATATCGGGCCAAAACCACCCATGCCTAATGGGCCAGATCCTCGTCCGCCAAAAAGACCGGTGTACCCATGAGGTCCGCCACCAGTTATGCGTTGACCAATGTTGCTCATCAACGCGCCGCCAGCACCAAGTGCATTTCTCCCACCAGGGAAGATTCGAGCAGCAGAGCCGAAGGCAAATGCGGATTGTCCTGGTTGAAATTGGGATAGTCCTAGCCCACCCATTGGAAGTTCGCCAAATTGAGTGCCTGCTGACAAGTTACCTATTTGCATCCCCATAGGGGTGAAGTCTCTTGCAAATTGTCCGGCCCAACCACGAGCCGCGCCTTGTCCGCCCCATTGGGTTGACGCACCGGAAAAGCCTCCGATGTAGTCTCCGCGCATCTGCATATCTCGAAGCGCTTCGGTGTTACCGGTTGCGTGAAACCGAGTAATGTCCATCGCGGCTTGGTGCATCCCTTGCGGGCTACCGCCTATATTGCCACCACGAACAAATTGGTTCGTTACATCTTCGAGTGCTTCTTGAGTGTATTGAGTTAGGTTGGCCCCAAGCTTTTGGAATTTCTCACGGATTGGTTTGGTGAGTGTGTCCATCGCTTTGGACATGACATCACCAATTCCCATCCGGCCTTGGCCTTCTTGGAAACCGGCTCGTGCTTCGGCCAACATCTTGGATCGAAGCTGTCCCGTATTAGACGCGAGCATGTCCATGGCTCGGAGGTCATTTCGATTGAGCCCCGTAAGAGACCGAGCCAATGACTCCGGGTTCGAACTTTGGTCCCGCAGCGATCCCAACGCACCGGAGATTGATTGTGGCCCAAACTCAGAAATGAATTGGCCCGCAAGCTCTCCCCCACGAGCACGAAGCATGTCCCTTTGAGACGCACCAGTGATATTAGCCGCATATGCAGACTTAATATCCTTCCAATTCATGGTCCCACTAGCAATTTGCCGCGCCGCATCCATGTCAAACTCGCCGCCAGAGGTCATCATCGCCCCTAAAACTGTTTGACCGCGTCTAGACCCTAGGAATCTCGTGGCTGCTTGTGTATATCTACCCTGCGCTGCACCAGTGATACCTTTAATGAGTTTATTACGTTCCGTATACCCATAGACACCTGCACTAACCATAGCTCCGGTAGCTGCTTGGCCCATATCAATGCCAGCGGCTTGTCCGAAGTTGGCACCTGCTTGTGCTACCCCCATCATTTGTTGTGGGGAGATATGGGTAGCCTGCCCAATACCTTTCATGGTCCCTAGGAACCCTGCTGCTTGGTCTGATGAGATGCCCATACCACTAACGGCCTGCATAGCTGACTGTGCTTGTTGTAGGGATGTGTTCATCACGGTTGCTACCTGACGAACATTGCTCATTAGTTTATTGAAGGACTGGGAAAATCTTGAGAGCGTGCTTGAGTCGATTGCTCCGCTACTAACTCCTTGTTGCATGACTGATGTGATTTCTCGGAGGTTGCCCATACCCATGCGGGCTTGGGATTCCACCTGTTGGGACATCATCCCCAATCCTTGTGCATTCATGCCGGGAAACATTTGTCCCATTTGGGAATTGAGCATTCCGCGATTTTGGGCACCACCAACCATATGGCCTGTGGCCCAATTACCCATAGCACCTAAGCCAGCGTATGTTCCGAAAGTAGCTGCGCCCATACCAATGGCACCTGCCAGCCCTTGTCGGGCGAAACCTTGTGCTCCCATGTGCATGGTCATGGTGAAGGGGTCCAAAGCGCGAGGCCCCATCCCAAACATGGACATCATGCCCAAACCACCCATAGCCATACCGGGAGCTTTGGCTAACATGCCGCCCATGGCTCCAGCCTGTAATCCTTGTTGGGCTTGGTACATCCCGGAGCGTGGGTCGTTTACTCCCATACCGCCGTGGCTTTGATAACCGTATTGGGCAGAAACTGCGTGAGCATAAGCTGCGGAGGCACTGAACATCCCAACTTGGGATTGGATAATGTTACTGACCTCAGTACTGGTAATTGGCATTCGTTATCTCCTACCCGGCAAGCTTCACAGACAACCTTCTCCCTGGAGGATTGTCTGTCGGCTTGTATATAGTCTTGACTACGTGCTTGGGCACCTTAGCTCCTACATCACCGATAATGGCGTGGCCACGTCCGGGCCATGTGTAATGATAGGTCATTCCTCTGCGTAGTCGCAGCTTCAATAAAGATTTACGTAGTTGGTTGATCTCTTTATTTGAGACCGTGGAACGCTCTTTTGCTCGATGTTCTACATGGCCTAGGGCCTTAGCTATTTTCTTCTTAGATCTCTTTATGATCGCACTCTTCATCTCTGTTAGTTGTGCGGGGGACATTTTATCTAGGTGTGTCTCGCCGGTTAACTGCTTAGACCAGCGCTTGAACTTGGGGTCATCGTCCCAAGGAATTCCAGCCTTGGTAGCCAGCCTATGTATGTCTTTCTTATTAGTCATCCAGCACTCCCCGCCATCGCAGTATATGTCAATATTCCGGTATAAGCACCATGAGTTCTAATACATGGAACTCGTTTTGTTCAACTGTGGAGATATTGTTCTCCACCATTAAAGTAAGGAGTCCCTCATGGACTGGAAAGAAGTAGGTAAGGTAGTTTTCTTTGGCATCGTTGTTCCTGTAGCTGTTCAGGTTGCATCGCAACTGGCGGCTGCGTGGGCAGAAGAGGCAACTCGGAAATCAAGGAACCCTATCCGTATTTCAATGTAATGTTTTACGCATTACTTTGTCTAACCCTAACTCTCCTCTTGGCATGGGCTCTTATGTACCCAGGTGGCCCCCTGGGATTTATTATACTTTACCGAGTATCATACTATGTGGCAGCGAGTGTACGTAGTAGGTCGGAAAACACCACAATTGACCCAATGGGGAAATTGTGTGTGACGATCTCTAATCGCTCATTCTTTATAAGCGTGGAAAAAAATGTCCACCACCTGCTTCTTGACCGACTGGCCGAGAACTTAGCTGAGAAGCTGGGGTTCACCCATGGACTAGCTCTCATCACGCCACAAGTAACAATCTTTAAGTTCTCGTAACCAATTTAAAGACATTATTAGCAAAATATATAACTCGGTAATACTGCAAATCAGCGACTACTTATTGGGATAAGAATGATGGAAAGAACATCTAAATCTCACCGAAGGAGTGTGAACCAAATGAGTAGTACGACTAGTTTGATTGAGAAGTCCCTGGGAGAGTCGAGAGGCTTTATTCGGGGCGGAATGTGTGATGACGACACAATCGAGGATGTGATCGACAACTGTAAGAAGGTTGACGTTCACCCCGAGTTGCCTGACCATTATGTGATTGCAGCAGACGCTTGGCGGGAAATCCGCCGAGGCCGGAAGAACCAACTCAGTGATGAGTGGGGTGCTTCGGTGCACTGTGCTGCAATGGCAGATGGCCGGTGGTTGTGTTGGAACTCCAAGACCGAGAATGCGCCCGCATACTTTGAGGTCAAGGAGGAAATCCCCTTCCGATAGAACTCTCATCCGAGAGGGGAAAAGCGCGGCGGGTAGTAAATACTATCCGTCGCTTTTTTACTTAGTACACCAAGAGTTGTTTACCCAGTCAGGCTTCTCGATCTCCTCAAGGGAGATTGTCTCGTATTCGGGATGAACTTCGGCAAGGATTTCCAAGGTGCGGTCCTCATCATAAGGGGATTGCACTATGAACGTGTGTTCTTTCTGTGTTTCCAGGTCGTTAACCGTGGCTCGCCAAAAATTACTCATTATGTCTCATCGATATTATGATTGATATATTGCACAGGAGGGCTCCTCGGCTTTCGCTTTTTCGGTGGGGCACTAATTACTTCAGGCTTCAGTTTCTTCAGTTCCTCAGGCGGTTCTATGGCCTGACACTCCATAGTACGCTCACTCTTAACCCGGAACCCTGCTCCCTTTTTATATAATTCTTCCACACTCTTATTTGAGGGGTCGCCATCGGTGACCACTGACAACCCTTGTGTTACTTCAATATTTGACCATTGGCAAACATAAGCGGTTGCATTTACAGCATTAGGTAAGGGTTTAGGCGGCGTACAGCAAGCTGAGCCAACCACTAATAAAACGACTAATACTTGTGGCGCTAAACATCTCATAACTAATAATACGCACGCTAATAAGTCAGGTAGAAGAACCTTCTATTTATTTTTAGTGCCTACGCTTATTACGCGAAATGCATTGTCAATATTGGTATAAGACTTATGAAGGAAACATAACCATGGAGGTGTTAAATGAGGGTTCTTCACAGCAGTGACCTCCACGGAGTGTGGAGCAATCTATTTTCGCAAAAAGATTTCGACGTGTGGTTGGACACGGGAGACTTCTTTCCCAACATGACGAGAGGAAAAGCTGGTGAGCGATCTTACCAGCGCAACCTTTTGTTGGACACAGACGTGGCAAAGTATTTGGTTGATTGGCTTGATGGGCGTCCGCTCATCTCTGTGCCTGGAAACCACGACTATGCCGATTTGGCGCTAATACTTAACATCTTCGGAGCAATCACTTACACCATCACCCCGAAAGGTGTGACTGTTGGTGGTCTCAAGTTTGCTGGCTTCCGTGAGGTTCCCTGGTTGTCTGGGGAGTGGAACGGCGAGCAATATGGGTTCGATAAAGTCGTAGCCGAAACAATGGCGAGCGACCCCGATATCCTTGTGACCCATGCACCGCCCGGTGGAATACTGGATGAATGTCCAGACAAGAAGACGGGCGGTGTTAGTGAACTGACCACTGCGCTGACCTATCAGACTCATAAGATCAAGGCCCATTTCTTTGGGCACATCCATGAGTTTGGCGGTCAGACAGTGGATGAGATGGGTATTCGATTTATCAACGGAGCTACGGAGACGAAGCTTCATACTATCTAAAAAAGATGGAAAAAGGAGGAGACTATGAAGGCTCAAGTAAAGGTCCAAGCGAGTTTCAAGGTTATGCGCGATGTTCTCGGGCATCGTCCTCTGATCCTCGACGGAAGTGAAAACATGCACAGCAGTGGTGCAAAGATCTACTACCGTGGTGGTGGTTGGTGGGCAGTCAGTGGGTACCACTACGCTGGGGCTGATATGGACCAGACTGTTGCAGACATCAACTCCAAGAAGGCCGTGTCGCTTTGGTGGCACTCGCACGTAAACATGCACTGCGGATTGATCGACCAGGACGAGGTTCAGGCGGTTGAGAAGTTTGTACTCGATATCGAAGGAGGAAAGTATGACTGTACAACTATTTGAAGTGGGCGGAAGCATCCGCGATGAGGTTCTCGGCCTTGAAAACAAGGACCGGGACTTTGTTGCTGTATGCGACGGTGGGTGGGAAGAGCTTCTTCGGTGGAGCAACGATGTAATGGACAAGGTGTTCCTTGTGACACCTGAATTCTTCACCATTCGAGGCATTGTTAACAACGAGGTCATGGATGTTGTCCTGGCCCGAAAGGATGGGGCATATAGCGATGGACGGCATCCTGACAGTGTTGAGCCAGGGACACTGGAAGATGACTTGGCTCGTCGTGACTTCACAATGAATGCTATTGCTCGTTCAGTGAATCTAGATGGGTGGGCGAGTTTGGTTGGGTATGACGCTGAGGTCATTGATCCATTCGGTGGGCGCAAGGACTTGGAGAAGGGCCTGATCAAGTGTGTCGGGAACTCTTCTAAGAGGATCAGGGAGGATCCACTTCGTATTATCCGAGCCCTTAGATTCTACATTACGAAGGGTCTTCAGATGGATGATGAGCTTCTAGCGATGCTCAGATTCAACCTGTTTCCTGAGGATATCGATAACCCTGAGCGGGATGGGACAGGTGTTGGTACCAGAGCACCAAACTATGTGTCCAACCTGTTGCACACCGTCAGTATTGAGCGGAAGCGCGAAGAACTCCATAAGATGTTCAAGTACAGTACGCAACATGCCGCAGGCACCCTGTTCGGTGGCATGGTGCATCAAAGGCTTCTGTTCGAAATTTTTGGTGGAGACATCTGGCTTAAACCCACAATGGAGAAGAGGTGAACATGGAAATCTATGTCATTAGTAAGTACATGCTCTGGACACTCGCACTAATCATTGTGTTTGGTGTCCCACTTGGTAAATTTCTAAACAAGAAAGGAAGGGAGGATCATGTCCAGGTACAAAAGAAAACTGAACAAGGTGGTCCGGAAGAAGCGTAGTCTTATCGCCCGCCAAATGGTCCTCCGAACGGGGGGTCATGCTGGCTCTCATCACAATCGAGACTACGATGTGAAGAAAGGGAAGAGCCGAAAGGCCAAACATAAAGGGGGAGCAGTCAGTGATGATGGCTGCTCCTCTTTTTTTGATGAAGGAGGCTAATATGTTAGCTAATACAAAAACCTGTGAATCCTTGATATTTATTATCGGGATGATTGTAGTGTTTGTTTGGTTCTCATTAGATACCAACGAGATACTATAATGGAACGCCTACCAATAGTGGCTAGCCCTTGCATTGGCAGTGGATACTGCTGCTGGAAGGTCTTATGTCCTATGGGCGTGGAGAGGCACGGACCTCAAAAGGGTCCGTGTCCTTCTCTTATCTTTAAGGAAAGCCGCCACTGGTGCGGACTGGTTCTGAATGCAGAAACCGAAGAGGAGAAACAATGGAAGAAGAAGTCACTGTCTATCGGGGCGGGATGTTGCAGCGCAATGAACAGTTGGCGAAGAGAGCCGCTGGTGGATCGAACGAAATACCGTTACCCCGACCGGAATTCCTAATCGAGTTCGTAAGAGCTATTATTAAAAATAACCCTAATGGAGACATCCTGTACCTCTCCATTATGGCTGCTGCTGATAAAACAAATGCCTCAAAAGATGAGATTAAAATGCTCACTCAGGCTGTCCGGGATATCAGCGCAGGGCCAACACCCTGGCCGAAAGGGTTCTACCCAGAACTATGAGTCACCGTCTCTGTTGGCCCGGTGGGTGCTCTCGCGCCAATACCTGCCAGCAGGGGCAGGATGGCGAAGACTCCCAATGCGAAGTACATAAAGCCTGGAGGTCCGGGTTTATAGTTGGGTTATCTGCCAGTGGGATCTTATTGACCGGAATAGTTATAGGATTTATTACTGCGTGGGTATTGCATCCATAATTATAGTAGTGCAAAATATACAACGTTTTCTGCTATAAGATTATTGGAAGCTCTTAGTTAGATGCCGACTAGGATTACATCGAACATTAGTATCTTGGTTAACACCTTGCTAATTAAGAGTTTCTTTTAATGTCCTTTGGTGACAAAGGATGTTCTTTCCGGTTCCGAATGCTGAAGTGGTCTACATTCCATAATCATGTAGCTCATATTAATTTATGAGTTTGACTACTTCGTTTAACTTGTCGGAACTTTTTTGGTGATACTGAATGCCGCTAGGGAGTACATAAAGCACAACAGAGCAACCATATAGAAATGGTTGCTCATTATCTCTCTAGTAACAACTTGTCAGTGTTTCCATTTTTCCCTCTTACACTTTTGAATCTTTTGTCAAACCTTGAAGGAGGACTCGCCATGAACCCCGAACTCTTTAACACTCAGACCTCTGCCACTTCTCGTGGCACCGCTGCCCCTGCAACCGACACGGTTAACGAAGCGGGCGGTGCTGCATATGCCCTCAGTAATACTGGGGCGCTGGCCCAGTACGTTTGTACTGGAACTCTCAACAAGACCTTCTACGCTACTGCCAAGACGCAGTTGGAGAAGGTCGTTGAGCTTTGCGAAGGCGTAGACCCTGTGTTCATCGCACAGTGCGCGGTCTACGCTCGTGAGAAGGGTCACATGAAGGATATGCCAGCGTTGCTGCTGGCCATCCTGTCCATCAAGGACACGGCCCTGTTCGCGGCTACCTTCCCCCGTGTCATCACGAACGGGAAGATGCTCCGCAACTTCGCGCAGGTGATCCGCTCTGGTGCTGTTGGTCGCAAGAGCTTCGGCCATCGCCCCAAGCGGGAGATGCAGAAGTGGCTCCAGTCCAAGACACCCAGGCAGCTTCTCATCGCGAGTATCGGAAACAATCCGAGTCTCGGTGACATCATCAAGATGGTCCGCCCCAAGCCGGTGGCGGTCGGGGGGTTCCCAAAGGAGGCTCAGGAGGCAATGTTTGCCCACCTCATTGGTAAGCCCTTCGACATTGAAGCACTGCCAGTTGGTGTTAGTCAGGAGTACATCCGCTCCTGCGATGGCAACGGTCCTGTGACTGATGGCATGCTCCAGAGTCTTCCGCACAGGCTGCTCACGAAGCACGACCTGTCCGAGGATGAGTGGCGCGTGATTGCCATGAATAGCGGTTGGACCGCTTTGCGAATGAACCTCAACTCGTTCGCAAAGCACGGTGTATTTTCCGGGCCCATCGGAGAGTTCGCTGCCAAGGAATTGGCGACGATGCTTCGAGACCCGGAGAGTGTGCGCAGGTCCCGCTGCTTCCCGTACCAGTTGTTGACTGCCTTTCAGAACGTGAATGATGATGTTCCTACTGTCATCAAGAGCGCTCTCCAGGATGCCATGGAAGTGGCTATCGAAAACGTGCCTACCATTACTGGTAATATGGCCGTTCTCGTGGATACTTCCGGCTCCATGGGCAGTCCAGTGACTGGGTACCGCGAGGGCTCCACAACTACGACGCGCTGCGTCGATGTTGCGGCGCTCGTTGCTTCGGCGTTCCTGCGCAAGAACCAAGACGGCTGCACGGTCGTCCCGTTCGATACGCAGGTCCACCAAGCACGCCTCAATCCTCGCGACTCTGTGATGTCAAATGCACAGACCCTCGCGAACTTTGGTGGCGGTGGTACTGATATCTCCTGCGCCCTCAGACACCTCAATGATGAGGGACATGAGGGTCGTCTGGTGGTCATTGTTTCGGACAACGAGAGTTGGTTCAACAATGAGAGGTACAGCTATTACAATAGCGGTACGACCACTGCGCAGGAGTGGGAGCGGTATAAGAGCCGCAACCCTGAAGCACGCCTCGTTTGCGTGGACATCGCCCCGTACGGAAGCACGCAAGTGCCCACGGGTGAAGATGTCCTCAACGTAGGTGGCTTCTCAGACTCCGTGTTTGATGTCATTGCGACATTCGCGGGGGAGAGTGCTCATCAGGACCACTGGGTCCACATGATTGAGGACCACTCTCAGGCCAATTGAGGTTATTGGCCTTTCCAGGGTTGCGCTCCCGCAGGGGGGAGAGGGGTAGATTAGGCATCGGGCCTAGCCCTCTCCCCCCATGCGGTCCCTATTCACAGCATACATACTGACAAAGAATACGCAGCAATAGCTCTCGTCTACGGACGATGTAGTGGCCCTTGTAGTGATTTGCAGGGCCGGGGATACAGGCTGAAACGCCAACCTCGAAATTGCTGCGTATATACCCAGAGGGGGTTAGCTTTCCGCCCTGTTGGGCTGATTACCCGAAACGCCTGCTTTCCTTAGGCGGACAGGTTACGGCCTTTCCTCAACTGGGAGGGGCTCCCCATAGTAAATAAGAAACAATATAGTTTCGACTATGGGGAGCCCCGCTAATCTTGAAGAAACACACGTCTGAACACACCCTGACGGGGAGGTCTTCTATGTCGTCTGTTTCTTCTTATCTAAAGGAGGACCTATCGATGGATAAGTGGACGATGACTATTACTGATGTCATCGACAATGAAAATAAGTGTGTAATAGAAATAGAACTAGATGAGGACTTTGAAGAAGGCTTCATGGCGGTCAATAAACTAAAAAAGTGGAATACCCCCAAGTTCAAGGACTGGCTCAAGAAAATTCTCTGGAGAACTCTTATGACTCTAGAGAAAGGTGGTTACGACACGATCTACGATAAGTACACAGGGAAACCTGTGGGCGACCTCAAGGATGCTGAAGTGGGCGACATAGTGTCATTCTGGAAAGAAAATGGCGGGGAGCATACAAGAATAATTACAGACATTAAGCGCGGCATCTTTGTTACGGAGCCTCTTTGGGAAACCGATAAGTCTTACCGCGTTAAACATAAAAATGTGACCCGAGTTGTCCGAAAGATAACTTAGTCACTTTGCCTGTTGTGGGGTGGGCTGTGCCTAGGGGTTTTATTTCTCATTTTACCCTGGGTGCCACCCATCCCACAACATAAGCATACCGCAAATATGCCAACAGATTACTGCGGTGTACACACCCAATATGGCGGTAATGACCCACCTCTTTGATTTGCTGAGGTTCTTGTCCAGAAAGCCTAAACAGGCAGATACAACAACAACCTTGACTATTAAAAATAGGTGTGGGCTTACGGCGTACGCATGGGCCATCAAAGGGTTCAACTCCTCGACGCCCCAACGAAGAAAGTAAAGAGTTAATACCCCGTCAAATAAATTAAGCACATGAAGGAGTGGTATGCGTAAGTCAATTCCACGCTTCTCACAATGAGTCTTACCACTATTACTAAACATATTAAGTCACCAACTTCAGGTCTGCCTTTCCGTCGTCTCTAAGAGGTGCCATTCCGTCGCTCAGAGCGCTTCTATGGACCTCAATCTTCTCAATGTCATATGGGTTGGCGTCACTAGGATCGATTGATACATACACCTTTGGGAATACGCTCAAGATGGTTCCGGTAGCGCCTGCTAATATCCGCAAGCTGACAAGGTCGCCAAAGTCGCCAAATGGTTGGCCGACTTGGATCTCTTTCAGAAAGCGAACTCTGGTTCCTCGTTCAAACAAATTTGGAGGCTCTTCTCCTCGTTTCCATATTCCTGTCATCCCTATGAACTCTCTTTGGAGCCCTTCCTAATACACACATTACATCGGTAATAAATGTAAGAGGAATACGGTAATAATTAATTTTTTGGGCTTCTTTATTTTTTCGCCCAATAGGTGCTTGAACCCTATTTTTGTGACATAACGGGTGGGCAAGATATACTTAATGACAACGGAGGAACGACAATGGAAAAAATCGCAGTACTGACCACATCAGAGATATTCCGATCTTGGTACCCAAAGATAGGGCTACCAGTGATGGCAGAGATCGAAACCGGGGACGGAAGGAAGGCTAAGTTCTCCTCAACAGGCTCCATAGAGAAAGCGCTGGAGGATGGATACGCGGTCTATGTCGTCAGCACTAGAAGCTCTTTGGATACACACGATGATTGGTGGACCACCCTGGTGAACAAAGACAATATCTTTCTAGCTGATGCGAAATACGAAGGTGAATTCGGTGAAGCATGGCGCTACGAAGACGAGAACGTAGACAAGTCAAATAGCGGGTGGAAAAACCTATACGAGCACCTGGGGCATGAATACCCAACCGATGAGGATGGCCCCGTTCACTGGAATACTGCCAGGATGATGCTGAAGCACAGGCACGGGGTGCGGCTTGGGACAGACTTTCAGGTTAAGTCACCTAGACAACTAGAACTATTAAAAATAATGAAACCAGCGGAGACAACTAATGATGACTGAGAAGCTAAAAAACTTTGGTGGAAAATTTGAGTACCTCGATTACCTCATAGCTCTCTATGGGGAAGACGCCACTACCGGTGAGGTATGGAAAAAAGAAAAGGAGAGGGAGAAGACTTGCATGAAAAAGGGCACCCCCTTCCTCAAAAGTACTATTGGGCAAAAATAACATTTGGCAGGTCTTCGTCCCCATCGAACTGTCTAATAAACTAGTAATAGGAGGCAGTGCTTATGCGGGACCCTGATGTAAAAAACACGCTAAACGACATCGAAGACTACACACTGGCTTCAGTTGCGCCTTTTATGAGGTATACCTTCTCCTCAGCAGTAAAATACGGCTACAAGGAGTACGAGAGCCCCGATAGTTACACGACGTACCTTATGTTCGCCCATGAGGACAGAGTTCTCTTTTACGGAGTTGATAGCCCAAAAAAGAAATTCCTCGTGCCTATAATGGGTGATACCGAAGAAGAGTCGCTTCTTACTTTATTTGAGCCTTGCTTGTTTGCGCGGAAGGGGACGCTTACAGACGCAGAGCTTCAAGATATTGTTTATTCTGATTCCGATCAGAATATAGAGGAGCTAGAAGCCGTTACCCCCTCAGATGAGGAATCGGATAAAGACTTCTTCCTCCGTAATGCAATGTGGCTTCTAAACCCGATGGTGCATTAACCCCCTTCCCAAATATTGTCGGATTAGAAGCTTCCTAATGGGGCGGCTCTGTTAACGCAGAGTCGCCCTTACTTTTTGGAATAAGTATTATGGAGGTGTTTATCATGAACATTAATACTTTTGGATTCCTAGTGAGTCTGCACGTTGTGGCCTTTATCTCGTTAATTGTTTTTGCTTTCTTCCCCACTCCGGAATTGGGGCTGAGGCTTTCTGTATCGGCGGTGGGGGGAATCTCAATATTCCTCCTATTGCTAAGCGATGCGAATTTTCGAGAGGGGTACATCGAAGGACTCCATGAAGGATACGAAGACTACGAGAACGGCTAAGCGTCGATGTGGATTACGAGACGCGAGTCCCTCGCATAAGTGGGGCGGAAAAGGGGGCCAAGTGCTCCCTTTTTTTACCCGCAATAGTCCTAATCTTTTTTGAGATAAGAACTGTGCTGGGGAGCCTTTGGCACCCACAAGGAGGAACAATGTACAACCCCGAAATACACAAACATAAGTATCACAAATTCATGAATCTCAAGGACGGAGAAATCTTCGCGTTAGAAGAAGTCCTCTACTTTGTCTGGTCCCAATTGCTAGCGGATGCAGAACCAGATGGGAGAATGAGTGATGCTCCTTTTGAGGAAGGGCTGGAGCTAAATCCAAGAGCCCTATTTGAGATGGTGGACTATTTACAAACCTTCATAAAGTCTGAGCGCCGCCGAAGGGAGAAGGGTTCTTGGCTAACGAAAGAGGAAAGAAAAGAGATTGCCAAAACGGGGAGTCTCTAATCCCACAAGAAAGAAGGGCAAGGATTGCCCTCTTTTTTACGTGCAAAACAGGGGCTCTTTTTAGGGATAAGAATAGTGAAGGGAGGATTACCTCCTTCCGAAAAACCTATTTCCTTTAAGGGGACTGTTATGAAAACCGAGACTAAAGAAAATCTTGCAATCGCTGGTGGATTCCTGGCCTTCTTGGCCGCTGCTGTTGGTATCTCTGTCCTGGATGAAAAAGCGGGTGGTCCCGAGGCTCGTCGTCTCCAGGCCAAGCGCGATGCGGCTCGTCGTGAGGCGCTCCTCCAGGAAATCCGGGAGCGGCAAGCAGAAGCTGACAACCTGAAGCCCTCTTTTGAGGGTCTTATGGATGCTCTGGCGGGACGTTCGTCTTCCCGTCTTCTCGTGGACCGCATTGAAGCGATGGACGACGACTACGACAAGCGTCGTCTTCTCCGTGACTGGGTTCACAGCGGTCGTCGTCTTGATCCAATCGAAGCTGCGGACATCCGCTCTTCGTTCGATTGGATTAGGCGAGAGGACAACGACCTGCTGAGCGTTGCGTGCGGAAGCCGCACAAACCGCACTTTCGCAAGGCGGTAGTACCGGCCCTATGGGGGGCCACGTGGGGGAGGTATTCGGAATCGGGGACGCGAGTCCCCCCGAGTACCTCCCCCCACTTGTTTATTCTATTACCGGGAAAAGACACATGCCAACCTACTGCTTTGAGTCTGACGAAGTGTTGAAGTACTTCTATGTGTCCGAACAGGAAAATAATGACATTACGTTCTCAATGAGAACCAATAAGTGTCAGCATCTCTGGTTAGTCCCTAGTTATTCTCCACGGTCCCAGAAACTTTTTCTGGGTTCCCCAGCCCAACCATCGTCTGACCTTGGGGATCTCATTGGTTCTAGACCTATTGCCTTTGGGCATGGCTCTCACAAGCAAACAAAAGTTGGGTGGTACGACAAAAACGAAAGACTCTGTGACTACGACCTCCCCATAGTTGCGTGGCCTGGGGAGCATAAAGAACTATCTATTCTGCCCGTAAGGGCTCTCAGGGAGCGAAAGGCCGAGTTCACTATCAGTACTTGGCTATTCACCCTTTTCACAAACCGTGGACATCTGACCACACAAATCAAAACCGCCTCGACACAGTCGAGTCAATCTATATTCATGTATTACATGGGTAGAAGGAGTTAGTTATGGCAACAGTTATTATTGGTGATGTTCATGGATGTCTGGAGGAGCTTGCTGCTCTTTTGCCGGAAGTCCGCAGGAAGACAGACACAGTGGAGGAGATCATCTTCGTGGGAGACCTCGTTGATAAAGGCCCTCACAGTGTTCAAACTCTTCGATACGTCAGACAGCTATCGGAAGACCTAAAGGTCACAATCGTGGAGGGCAACCACGAGAACAAGAACTTCAGGTTCTGGAAGAAGGCTGAAGCCGGTGACGCGGTGAAGGCTATGGAGATGAAGGGGTCGGATGAGCTTGCCAAGATCATGGAGCACGCTGACCTCGAACTCCGTGACTGGCTTCGGGATAAGGTTGTACCCTATGCGGTTCGGCCTGAACTTGGGATTGTTGTGGTGCATGGTGGGATAACCCCTACCGTCGCGGAGCTTCCTGAAGACCCAAGTGACCTCGTCGGGAAGAATAAGAAGCGGGTACTACGAAGCATGTATATCCGTTATATTAATGACGAGGGTGTGATGATTCCTTTCGGACAGGAGCAATCTGGAGACAAGTTCTGGTGTGAAAAGTATGATGGTCGATTTGGCCATGTGTACTTCGGCCACCAGCCCTGGTTGAAGGATGGTCCTGAGTACTTTGAGCACGCAACGGGAATTGATCTTGGCTGTGTTCACGGGGGTAACCTGTGCGCGGCCATTATTCGAGGCTCGCTACTTTCTCAGAGGGAATTCGTCACAGTCCCAGCGGGCAAGGAGTACTGCCCTCCCATCCTAGCGGACTAACCTCCCCTCCCCGCCTAACGCCCGTCCGGGCACCCCAAGGGGGGTCAGCACTTTTGTGCTGGCCTCCCTTTCTATTTTTTTATTTATTACTGATCTTCTTCATGACTTATTACTTGCTATATCATTTAGAGTATGGGGAGAGTTTTAGTAATAGTTGGAATATTACTGGTCTCGGCAGGCTGTCAGGAGGAGTATACCCTCCATAGTCTGCGCTGCCACCAACCCTGTTATACCGGCCCACCAGAGACAGAAAACGTAGGCGAATGTAAGTCCGGGTACCCCATATGCGAAAATGAACAAATTATTAGCTGTAATAATGAGGTTCTGCCCGATGATGAATATTGTGACGGCCTCGATAATGACTGCAATGGGACAGTAGACGACTACGTTCTAGACGAGGACGATGGGCAAAGCTGTGGTGTGGACATTGGGGAATGCTCTAGTGGTGTATACATGTGTACCAATGGTGGTATTGCCTGCGTGGGGGCCATCGGGGGATTTGAGGAGACCTGCAACGGGTTAGATGACGACTGCAACGGTCTCGTTGACGACGGGATAGCTATTACCGAAACATGTTACACAGGAGACCTAGACGATCTTCTCGCACCAAACACTGAGTGTCATGCGGGTGTTTGGGTTTGCTCGCAAGGTGAGGAGGTATGTGCGAATGAGCAGCTTCCTACAGAGGAAATATGTGACGAGAAAGACAACGACTGTGATGGGTTTATTGACGAGGACCTAAATGAGGGCGAGGAAGTAGATATAGTTTTCGTAATAGACAGGTCCGGTTCGATGGGTACGCACTTCGCAAGCGTAGCAAATGCGGCGCAACTATTCGCTGCATCCTTCACCGGGGTGCCCGAATTCCAATTCGCTGTAGTTGGTATACCTCATACACCCGGAACAGACGCAGTGGAAGTCCTGCTAGACTTCACTGACGCCGCCACATTCGTGACCACACTAGCGACAATGACCACGACTGGCGGGGGCGCTGAGGCAAGCTACGACGCGCTGTATACAGCATCTAATGGTGACCTTGGGCTCTCGTGGCGCGGGGGTGACACCAGGAAATACGTAGTCCTATTTACAGACGAGGCAGCGCAAAGCTACGTGTCCCCAGAGCTAACCGAAACAGATGTAGCGAATGAACTGGTATCTGAAGATATAACATTCTTTGGATTTATTACACCGACATACACCAGTCAATTTGATAATATCGCTGATGACACGGGTGGAGATATCTACTACCTTGGATCTTCAGCAGACATGGAAGATGACTTAGCCACAATCTTTAACGATGAGTGCTGGTAGAAGGATAGTAAACCATAAGGACCAAAAATGCGCCGTCCAGACACAGGCCCAGTGCCAGAAGAAATTATTACCGAAAAAGAAGTCAAGGCATGGATGCGCAAAGCAAGTCTCAGAGAACTAAACATCTTCACGGATAAGAATGCCTTCATTGTCCTTCTCTGTCGGGCTTTACTGAGAGCCTGGAAAGAACTTGGTTGGGACAAAGACCGCCCTGACAAGCCCTGCAAAAAGTAGTAACACCCTGGGTATAAGAGTTGTGCAAGAAGCACACTTACTTTCCTAGGAGGGAAACTATGACTAAGTTTGGAATCAGTTCTATTTGTTCTGCTTTTGGTAATAACGTAATCGGCACTCGTGTCATGAACCAAGGCGACTTTCTCGCTGTGGTTGATGAGGCCCTTCAGTCACACGACACTTCTGGTGACCGTGTTGAGGGGCAACACTTTGTGCAACTCCCCGAGGCCGCTGTCAGCATGGTGTCCGCCGGTGTTGGTCGGGTGGAAGGTCAACCGGTCGAGCACTTCGTTGTCCGTGAACATCGCGGTGAGGTTAACTGCTATCTTCACCGCGCCCATGCGGCTGATGCGGATGGTGTTGCAGCTATCGTCTACACCTGGGATGCCTACGCGGCTGACCCGGAGGTGGATGTGTTAGCCCCTGAGAATGCTGCAATGCAGTGTGACGGGGTTACCCATGTCATCGTCGCCGTTCTCGCCTTCGCCGGTCCCCAGTCTCCGCTGACGACTCACCGCTTCGTTTCCAACCTCGCTGGTGGGAACAAGGAAGCCTTGGAGTGGGATGCTAATGAGATTCGGAGTCGCGCTGAGGTAATCAACAGCTACTGGTCTGAATGGCGAGTGGTTGCTGACCACCACGAGGTGTAGCTATGAAAGAGCTACTGGAGCTTTACCGAGAGGACCCTAAAACATTCTGGCAGGAGCTTGGCGGGGCATGCTTTATCATGGTGGGTCTGTATGTGTTCACCGTGTTGATGTTCTGCATGTAGACGAGCGGTGAGCAGGTCATGCTGCTTATAAAGAACGCCGTTTGTCGGAAGTCGGGGGAGCAATCCCCCGGCTTTTTTTACCTAGCACAAAAAAGGACGGGGCAGCATAAGCCACCCCGCCCCGAATAGTAGAACTATTACTTGGTTATATTACTTCATGATCCAACCCATTGCACCAGCATGGATGAAGGTAACGCAGGCATCATCAAGGTCTAACGTGTACCCATCAGTGTTACCGTCAATGGCAATATTGCCACCAGAAACAGTAACAGAGTAGCCATTAGTCTTGGTGAGCTTCAGAATAATCTGACTGCCCTCAAGATCACATCTTCCCGTAGGCTCGCAACGCTCCACTGTAGGGTCCTTGGTGTAGTCTCTATCACGATGGAAGCGACCTTCATCGGGAAGTCGGAACACAACGTCAGCGGATAGCGGCTGCATAACAAAGTTATGTCGCTCACTTCTGCCAAAGTCACATTCATACTTCTCGTCACCAGAGATGGTTTCCCAACTGTACAAAGCGTCCTCAAGTTCATGAATCCTGCGATCCATGATCTTCAAGATCGTTTTGTCCATGCTCATACTGAACGCTCTGTCCTTATCGGCCTGCGAGGTCACCTGTTGGTAATTACTCTCAATCTTGCCCTTATTGGAAAGAGTGCGGTCACTGTTCAACTGGATATTTGCATCCTGCTGCGCATTCAGCTTACCGGAGTTCTTGATATGGGCATCGACCTTCTTATTGATCTGATTCGCATTTGTCGCAATCTGCCTTCCAAGTTCCGCATCGGCCTCTTTGGATTCAGTACGCACCGCAGCAAACTCAGCCACCGCCTCAGCACGCAACGTCTCTTCCGCATCCTCAAGATCAGAAGCGACAGCAGCAGTAGCTGTTGCAGCATCCTTTCTCGCGGAGTCAACCGCAGCTTTAAGCTCAGCATCAGTAGCAAGCTCTTCACCAACAAACTTGGCAACGTCAACGAAGCCAGTAGCCGGATCACCAGTACTTAACTGGACCAGATTGGAAGCGTCATTGTAGACACAGTTCCCTTCTGGCTGCTCTTGCAAGTCCCAACCACCCTCAGTTTTCTGAGCGATGTACCCAGCGTAACCATTGAAGGGGTCTTCAGGCTGTGCTGGTGAGTCTCCAAGTGGCTTGACGATGAAACGATCACCGGTCTGCGGGGCAGGTGCCTCACTAGCGTACTTGTAAGCACCGTCTACAGATTCGACCCACGAAACTTGTAGTCCCGCGAACCGCTCCACCATTGACGCGCTAAGCTCTTCGAGCTTTTCAGTAAGCGATGCATCAGCGGCTCCAAAAGCCTCTGTAATCTTAGCGTCAGCAGCCTTAAAATCCTTTCGGATCTTAGTGTCCATCGCTCCGCGCTTTTTAGCCTCTTCAGCGACAGCCGCTTCCAGCGTAGACTTTACGGAACCAAGTTCAGTCTGGTTGACTAGATCTAGCCCACCTTCGTGCTCCTTGTTCCGAGCCGCCTGCTCGATTTGTTCCCTTAATACTCTCAATTTATGTGACATAATTTACCTCCTCATCGGTATTGTTAGCGTCACTAACAGTATTCACGTAGAGGGCCCCTCACCATGAGGGCATCAGTGTTCTAACTAGGCTCTAATTAATTAGAACCTTGACGTTCCCACTACGAGAATTCCTACTTATAGTTTTACAGCTACAAGTAACGACGAGGAAGAAGTCCTATAAATTTATTACCGCGCTTTTAAGGTTAGGGCGCTCAATCGCCCAAAATAATTTTTGCCTCTACACGCTTCATAAGATCAGGCAATAAATTTACAGCAGATTTAACGCCAGCTTTGTAAAAATCAAACGCCTCAGATTCCGTGTAGTAAAATTGTGTCGCGTAGTCAGACCATTTATCTGGAGTCGGGGCATATACGATTTCTAAGTCTAACCCGGCTGAGCGCACGTCCTCAATGTCTTCGTGAATGTTTGCCTTTATAGCGGCCATACACCCACGAACAACTATTTTATGGAAAGGCTCTTTCTTAACAGAATGGTTATGCCCAGGTGTTGGATTATCCAAAATAACACCAATCACCAATGGGTTTCGCTTCTCCAGTTCAGGGACAGCTAAAACAAAATCTGCGGGGAAGTACGACGAAACACCACCATCAACGAGAAGGTCTACGTCGAAACGATGCTCCAACGGCATGCCATCCTTAACGTAGTCTGGGTAATCGGCCTCATCAAAAGGAAATGGTGTAAACACGCCTGGGATACAACAGCTTCCTAAAGCAAACTTTCGCCACGCTTCGGGTGAAAGATCTTGGAGATTGCAAACAACCTCTTTCCCTTGCGTTAACGAGTAAGCGTTAATGTAGCAGGGAGCTTTGATTGGTTTTGGGAAAAAATTGGGTTTGCTTATGGCATGCTTGTATAGCTTGGGGGAGCTAATTATCCCACCATCCTTGAGCATGTAATACACGTGGCTTATTACTCGACATATGCTCCCACCAATCCGAGCGTGACGAGAAAGGTTATCCGCCTCACTAAAAATGGTTAGCTCGTCAAACTCAACATCAGAAGCAAGCCAAGCGCCAACAAGGGCTCCTGCCGAGTCACCCGCATAAGCAGCAACCTCAATGTCTCTTTCTTGTAGTGCCTTCTTTATCTCATTCGCTATCGCGTATAGATAAGGAAGCCTCCCTCCAGCACCACTTAGAACTAAGCAACAAGGTCTAGTCATTTTCTGCAAACTTTAGATTCCACGGCCAATACCACGTGGGAATACCGTCAGGGGTTTTCACATAGACACGGTACGCCAAATTATACAGGTGACCGCGTAAGTCAGTCACCTCAAAAGTATCTCCGACAAAGTCACCCTCTACAACTTCTACTAGTTGACCTATTTTTGGGTGGCAAACATCCACTCCGGAAAACCGTCCTGAATATTTCCTAAGTTTGCGGTACTCCGTCATGAAAAACTCCTACCTATAGTTTTAGCAACTACTGGTAGGAGCGAGGAAGACGCAAAAAAGTTGTTAGGAGATCTTTGCCCTCAAGTCTTTGACTTGGACCTCAGCGATAGCTAATCGTTCACGGAAGTTCTCTTGCTCAGCAATGGCTTCTTTCAGCATCTCCCTATGTAGGGAGTGCATCTCCTGCATGCTGTTCAGCTTCTCTTCTATACGCGTAGTATTGATACTGACTTCACCGGCTAATGCCTGAATCCGTGTGGATAAAAACCAGATAGCCGGTACTATCGTACCAACTACGGTAATAAATATTGTGATTATCTGCACCCAGTTGTCGGCATCAGCGGCCATACGTACCTCTTATAACATATCGCTAAAGGAGGCATAATAGCCTCGGGTCTGAATTGATTATATATAAACTCAGACCTATGACGAAGTGTCCGAATTATCTTTTTCGGCGTCTTCAGCACCGTCAGGCACCGGAACTTCTTTGATTCCCCAGTAAACAAGCAGGTCTTCATATCCCTGAAGATCCTTCTGTGCTCGAACAAAACCATCCCAAGTGGACACATCATTGTCTAAAATGATCTTCACAAGAGCAAAGCAATTTGTCTCCAGACGGTTAATTGCGTTACCAGCCATCTGGTAACCCTTTAAAAGCTCCGCAATATACCGCTCAGCCACTTGCAGTCTCTGCTCGGGATTCAGAGCGCCGCCCTCAACCTCGGTTGCGGGAGGTAGTCCAACGAACTCCGGAGGGAGCGGAGGTGCTGGCGCTGCGCCATTACCGCTTTGGTTTTGTTGTGCGCTTTGACTTTGCTGGGGGTTTTCTTGTGCGTTTTGCTGCGGGTTTGGATTTTCCATCTTTAGTCTCCATGGCGTTCAACGCCTTTAGTGCTTCCTCTTCAGAAACCTTTAACTTATTAACCTCGTTGAGGACAAACTCTATGGCCTCATAAGTAACTCTTGGGGTTATACAACTAGTGTCAGTAACTTCTAATGGTTCCGGGTCCTCACCCGTATCATTAGGCAGAAACTCCTCTAAGCAAGCCCCTAACTCTCGATATACCTCAATTCTGTGTTGTAAAACCGTAATTTTGGCCAGTACTTCCTCAATCTTCATGCTATGCCTCCAAGAGAGCCTTAAAGCGCAGGGCTAAATCACCACCGCTTGCAGTATCACCGATAATACTCTTCAGTGAGTAGAAGACACAGTCCCTGTCTCTCCCTAGCTCTAGCGTTTTCTTGTACTTGTCAAAATTAAACCCCGCTTCGCCTATCATTGAACGCGCTTTCTGAAAGACATGGTCTTCTTTTGTGCGAACAAGATACACATCGGCAGAGCCCTGTAACACCGTAAAGAACTCGGCCATCCTAGTAGCGATTCGGGCCGTTGGCATATTGAACCCATACGTATCGGGCAACTCCTCTCGGATAGCGACATTGCCACAGATCGGGCAAAGGACGGGGGAAACGAACCAATTATCATACGCTCGTTGGTACTGAGCAGGCCACTTGCTGGGGTCGTCAATGTTGTCCTCGCCTATTGCTTCCAAGGCGCTCTCGGGAAGAGTGAACGTATCACTGAAGGTCCCTTTGCAGCCCCCTTCCGAGCAAAACTTTAGGAGTTCATCAGCATTTCCAAACCAAGCGCTCTTCTTCCAAATATGAAAAGAGCCAAGTAGGTTCATAGACTTTGGTCTATGGTGAACACTTACTTGTAAAACATAGTCTGCAAGAACTGATTTAGGATCAACAATAGGCATCGTATTACACCGTTATCTAGTGGGGCGGACCCGCTGCTGCATTTCGTCCTCATACCCAGAGCCCTCTACAAAAGGAAGGGGCACTTCGATCATCCCAGGCTCATCGCCGGGAGCCAGTTCTGCGCTAGGTCGAAGGTTCGTGTGAATAGAGAGGAGGAGCTTGCGAATTTCTTGGATAGACCGGTCAATTTCTTCCGACTCAAAAATCAAGACCCAGCCAAAAACAAGCTTCCCTTTACTCATAAAGTATTTCTTACCAACAAAGGAGTACCAACTCCCCTCGTTCTCAAGAAAGTCTGCCAGAACCTTTAGCCAGTAATCGTCATCGTGAACACGACAAAGAAAACGGACATCCCCGTTTCTGCTGGATGCGGTAACAACCTCAATGCACCCACCTAAGGCGGATAAGGTCTCCTTCATTTCGAGTTGAAGCTTCTCTAGCGAAACTGCTGGTTTACTTTTCTGTGCTTGTTTTTTTCTAGCCATGTCATATCTCCTATGTGACGATTTTTAGGCCAAAGCTGACCTCTGTCATTGTTGCGTTTTTTGCCCCAGCCCCAAGAAGGACAACTACGTCTTCGGCTAGAGATTCAACTTCAATAAGATTGAGCCCAATAAAATTATAGGCCTTCTGGTCGTCCAAAGTGTCTACCTGATTCAGGGGGAGCACAGACGGGATGCCCACCCAGTCTCGGAAGAAAGGCACGGAGCCCACAAACAAATGACTCGAAAATAGTTGTCTATGTGACAAAGCCATAAGTGCTTCCAAGAGAGTTTCTTTGGGTGATTTGGATGTGGAAAACTCTTCGAGGTCAATCCGGGCCAAAACAACATCTGCGGAGTCCTCGGGCTCACCGATACGCAAGGAATCCGAAATGGCCTTGTACCAGGAGATCTCTATAGGTCTCCCAGTCCTTAGGATAATTGATTGGACATAGGGCTTGGATAGGACCCGCTTCATTACAGAGAGTATCCCCTCAACAGTAGGCGGTGTGTCTATCTCCTCCACTGAGAGCATCAACGATGCTGACCTGTCCTCTGCTGAGCCGTCCTTCATATCTGCTCCACCTTTACGGTCTTGCTAGACTTCCGTCTGAGGTACTCTAAGTATTGAATAATAATATCCGTCATGGTTGTGTCATGCTTTGCGGCATGGAGTTTTAACCATTTATGTAAATCGGACGATATACGAATTTGCATCATCTTTTTTTCAGACAGCATAGCTTCTGCTACCTCCTCTACGACACTCAACAAACAGATCTCCTGTTCTAAAGTGCCCTTGTAGGTGATCCCATCGAGGAATACCTGACAAAGCCACAACCTGCTTCTTGGGTTTGGTGAATAATCTTTTATGGAGTCCAGTATCTCTCTGGACGGAAATGCTGGCGGGAATTTCCCGTGCCCGAACCGAAGACCCTCGCGGACAATGTTCGCTGCCTTCATTAGCTCTTTTGAACGCTTCGAGTCCTGGTGAGCTATGTCCCCCTCCCCTCTCCGAGTCGTTAACCGGACTCGCGGGGGAAGCGTGGACCTGCATTGCTTGCAAGCCTTTGTTTGGGGGGATTTTTTTCGTCTTGGTTGACCACATGATGCGCATACCCAGTATTTATTAAAATTGCGGTGTCTCGTCAGCTTCTTGTGGTGGATTGCCCGAGCCATCCGCACCTCCCATGCCAACACCAATCTTCCTGGCAAATGCTTCCGCACTTTGTTGGTCCACAAGGCCCGCCAACGCTGAAATGTTAGACGGCTGCGCCTCCTCTGGGGCGGGACCAGCCGACTCGTCTTCCGGGATCATGGGTTCTAAGTGGGCCATCACATGGCCAGCTTGCTCATCAGAAACCGGCAAAGAAAAATCAACTCCGGTAGCTAAATTGAGCAGTATAAGTTCTGTTGTGGATGTTTCTCCGTCAAACAGAACCGTGGAGCTAACCCCAATAATAAGTATTCCGCTGTTTATCTCATTGGTCATCTTCTTTTACCTCATACTTTTCTTTGTCAGACAGATTCTTAATAACAAAGGGCCCCTGCACAAACGCCCTCTCCAAAATCTCTGCTGTACGATCTCGATGGCTTCTTCCGGTTGCCTCGATATACGGATATGCTGCCCGTTTATACGCATCAAACATTTCCTGTTGTTCTTTTGAGCCCTGCGTATGCAGTTGCGCCAACGAAAGGTAAAAACCTTGCTCCTGCCGGTATCGTTGGACCAATATGCAAAGAGCCTCCTGCAAGCTGCCAGGACGGGGTGGAGCAACCACTTTGTCGTAAAACAAATTGGCACGTGCCCAGCCTATAGGAGACTCTACCCATTTTTTAGTTTCTCAAAATCATCGGTATACAAACGATCAACGCGATCATTGAACCAATGAAGGTGGATAAGGAGAAGCTCAACAAGCTTCTCCCCCATATTCATGACCTTCTTGAAGCGATCATTAAAAGCATCGCTGTCAATCTCTCCCTCCTTCACCTCGTATGGGGGGAAGGCATTACCGTTAATAGAATCGACGGACAACACAAGACGCGCATAGCCCATCCAGCTTCGCAGCCCCCAGTCAGTCGCCGCCTCACCTTCTGCGCGACGCTCAATCCAAAAGTTCTCCGAAGCGAGAAGGGACCGATATCTGACAACAAGCTTGTCCTCTAATATGGGTACATGCTGTGATACACGCCCCGTTAGGACGAGATCAGAGAAATCCATCCCAGTACAGTGCTCCTCAATAGCCGCCCTAATTTCGGGGTTGTCTGTTGGGGTGCCTCTATAATAGATGGACTCGGCTTGATACTTGGCGGCTTCCTCTTTTACCGCTTCTGGTAATTCCTCAAGCTCTACGCGGTGCTGCTCCGCAGCAATCTCCTCGTCCTCCTTGCGCATGGCTTCCACGTCCTTGGCGTACGCGTGCATCTGCTGCATTGTTTCCGGACGAATCCTTGGGGCCTCTGGCTCCTCTACGGGAGGGGGTGGCTCGGGTTCTTCTCCCGAGATCTTCTTCTTTATTTTACTTAAATCCGGCTTCTTACTTGATGACATTTAGCGTGCCTCCTCCATAACTCGGTCAAAGGGAAATCCAGCCACATCCCACTTTCTTTTGGTGATATGGAAGTGTGCTAGGTGCCCCTCAAAATTTTCAGGCTCATCAATAACAGTGTTTGAGTTTGGGTGCACCAATGGAATACCGAATTCGTTATATATGAAATTACTTAAAGCTATACAAGTCTGAATTTGAGATTCGTACAATCCTAGGAAGGTAGGAGTGCTGTCATGCACCTTAGCTGTCCATACAGGGCGTGGTCCCCAACGTTTTTCGTAATACTTCTGGTACTTCATATAAACCGCGTCGGAAATCTCGAAACCAAGGGACACCTTGTTCACCTTACGATGCCCAGCGTGCCACCCTACATGGTCATGGAAATCAAGATGTTGGAGGAGTGTCCCGTCATTATCAATACTACCATGACAAGATATACCGCGCTTTTTGAGAATCTTATAACAAGACTCTGCGCTAAGGGCTGCGTCCCAATGCCACACAACAGAGGTTGGTGCCTTTCTTCGGGTAGAGTGGCCCCCGCCAATTAGCGAGTATGCTGAGTCGGGTGTGCACGGGATACTCTTAAATGGGACAGGCTTAAGAATACCCCCGACAGTGATAAACCCTTCAGCGTCCGGATAGCGCTCATGTGCAATAAACTCTGCCTGGGTTTGGAGTCTTCTCCACGTATTCGGGCCACACTTGCCATCAACAACTAACTCCTGCTCTTTCTGAAAATCTCTAACCGCGTCCGAGATCTCTGTAAGAGTTGCAGTGTCTTCTAGCCCAAGGTGTTCCCTGGTCCACCCCAGTTTAGACATGCTCCTAGCGTTATATTCATCGGCTGTCATTTATCTCTCCTACGGACTTCATCCACAAAGCGTCCATGCTGTGTTCTTCTACAGCCATCACAACCAAAGGATGGCCAACGATGTTTAGACGCGTATGATAAACAGGCGTCATAATTACCGCAATCCATATGTCTCGGTATCACGTTATCGTCAACCGATAGTCGAAAAGGCCCCATCTTATTCCGGGCTTCCGTCTCCTTGGAAGTCGCCCTCCCCACGAAATCCCACAGATTCCACTGCTCACCGGCCCGTACCATTATCCCCTCCCCATCAATAAGTTGTACCGCGCCAGAAACTCTTTCTCTGCGGTTTTGGGCAAAAGGGGACAAAACGGATAGTCAGGCTCCTGCACAAACGGGGAAAGAAACTTAAATTCCTGCTCCAAGGCAGTTCGATCCGCATCATGGATGGCCTCAGGAAACGGGTAGATAAGGGAAAATCTAGAGGCAATACAACTCTCTACAGACTTCTCAAAATCTTTATAAGTGGGTAATAATTTCTTAAGAGGACTGACTACGTCCCCCAGGTATGCCTCAGCGGCGTCATGAAGAAGCCCAGCCAAAGCTAGCTGCGCGTCATTTGTTTCTTGTTCAACTATATTAGAAACCATAACGCTATGCTCGGCCACCGAGTAGTGCTCGTCAATGTGCCCGTTAAACCTACACTGTAAAGACAGTGCATGGGCGATATCTTCAATAAAAACTTCTTCTGGTTTTGGGTCTGTGAGGTAGAACCGTCTCCCGGTCCAGGTGTGTACAAAAGGCCCGCGTTCTTTTTCAAGCATATATTTACCTATTAACAAGCACTTTACTGTGATGTGTATATAACATATCAAACATTACAGCAAACATTAACCATATTTCAGTATAAGTAAAGTGATAACCCTATCTCTTAAAGGAGGATAACTATGGGTCTGGATTGGTGTGTGAGAGACAAAGTGAACGCCGGTATGGATGCTTCTGTGAAATTCGCGGAAGCTCATCTGAAAAAGGTAAACAGTGAGATCACAGAGGAGTGGGCAAAATACGCTGATAAAGCATTGCAAGAAAACCCTGAGGTCTCAACGCATATTTTCCCCAACCCGGTGGATGATGCGTTTAGAAAAACGGATATTTTCAAAGAACTAGATAAGAAACGAAGTCATTGGGAAAGTGTGCGAGAACCTAATGTGACAAGCCCTATGGAGACCCTTGGGGCTCCTAGAGTTGGTTATGACGATATTGCTACGGAGTACGCCAAAAAGCAGTACGGGGAGTCAGAGAAGCTTAGGGAGCTATTCCCAACAATAGAGCAGTTCTTGGAGGACAGAAAAGGATTCTATGTGCCTCAATTGGTGTCCTCTGATGGGATTGCCACCGTGACCGGGATTTTTACCGGCGCAGAAAGTTTCCGGGGCAAGGAGATTGCCAACATGGCTTGTCTCCATGAGATGGGTTTTGATGAAGATTGTTATGCGGATAGGAATGCAGATGAATTGTATGAACTAGGGGTTTCGCTAGATAAAGCAGCGGACCACTACGAAGCAAATTGTGAGCAGGTAACTGCGGAAATTAAAGAGGAGCTTAAAATCATAAGGGATGCGGCCAACTGGTGTCGCTTCTGGGGTGAGCGTGGGCACGGGATGTACACGTGGTATTGATAAGAGGATAGTATGGAAACAATTATTAACGGTTATTACCCGCTAATAGCGGATTTAGGTGAGCCCAAATTTTGTTTGGGACAAGTGGTTGCAACGAGCAACTTTATAAGTCGAATAAAAGAAATCGAAGATATTAACGCAGATGAGGTTATTCAATTGGCACTCATTCGACACCAAAGCGGTGACTGGGGAGATTGCTGCCCGGAAGACTCTAAAACAAATGACCACGCTCTAGAAAACGGCAATAGGTTGCTTTCTGTGTACAACTGGGAAAGTGGGGAAGAGCCTCTAAAATTCTGGGTAATCACTGAATGGGACCGCAGTGCAACCACGATTCTTCTGCCAGAAGATTACTAGGGGGGCGCAATGAGCGGAACACACAGCACTTACAAGGGCGACAGCCCAGGTAAGAAGGTTGCTCGGGCGAGACTTTGGCTCAACGCTGGCATGGTTATGACAGCGCTGGATGTCCAATACCGAGGTGCCTATGTCTTGGCAGGTGAGGGTGGGGATGTTTCCACCCTAAAAGCGCTTGGGTTTAAGCCTGAGACAATCACCGCAGTAGACCTAGATCCAGAATATGCAAACTTCTGTGGCGAACTGTACCCAGGAATTACCACCCTGGCTGGTGAAGCTGGGGAGTGGGCAGGCTGTGTTGACTATAACGGAGCCCATCTAGATTTTTGTAATGGAATAACCCTCGAAAACATAGATACAGCCAGAAAAGTAATTTTAGGTGCTGGCACATATCCTATGTGTTTGGGGATCACCATGATGAAGGGTCGAGAAGCCCCGGCTAAGCTGAATAAACACCTACACCCAAACATCCCCAGAAAGATTCGTAAGGACCTTATGAAGGCGGGTAAGAAGTTTGGTCACTCAGCAGGAGATCAACTCCTTATGCGTGGAAAGATGTTTGACCCGAAAGTGTGTATTGGGCGAGCACGAAAGCGCTTGCTAAGCCACGCAAACGGCCCAGGCTGGTATGATGAATCAGACAATTGGTTACGTAGCGCTGTAAAGAATGGGAAGCTTACACCGCTCGGTACCGGGCTGATTAGAATGGATGCTTTCCGAAGTTGTCTGAATGTCCTCTTACTGGAGCATGGGCTTGGGGTCGTACCTGTTATGGCGCTTTGCTACCACAGCAAATCCAATCATAGTAACGGTACACCATTTGTCTGCGGGAACTTCATAGTTGCGAAGCTGCACGAGCTTCAAGTCTATGAGCAGTACCTCTTTACTTACTCGCCCAGCCTCATGTGTTTTGAAGCCATCCCAGGCAGGGAAAGCCAGAGCGCTCTACGCAATTTTGCACTAAGTGCTGCCCACGGCCTCCCATCGAAAACCGTTGGAAATCTGTTCGATATCCCCCCGGAAACAGTTATAGCTTGGCGTGCTCATGAAACTCGTGGTACATACAAAGATATACGGCATAACCGTTCAGGACTTCGAGTAGCCTCAGAGTCTGGTAACGAGTCTAGGCGTATTGAGTATGACGAAGCTTTCAAGGAGGGCACCGAACGTAATCCACTTTGGATTAGCTCGGCTGGTAGACAGTTCGGTGCGCCATTAGACATACAGCCAATGTACTCTGGGTGGGGCAATATTGTGTATACTCCTGAGTGGGAACTCAGGTTGATTAATAGTGAAGAAGATGCCCGTATAGAAGACGGGCTCCATTTGGAGCTTACCGCTAAAGCGGGTAAATAAGGAGGTTCTAATGCCTATAGAAAGATTAATAGCTAAGCAAACAAACAGGAGTTCTACGTGGTTAGCTCCCGAAAAAGTAAAGGCATTCAAAGAGGCTTACGCTGAATGTGAGCATGTTGGTGAGGACTACTTTAACTTTGAAGGGAAGCCTGTCCTCAAATCATATGCGGAATACCTACTAGAATATGTAGAGTCTGAGCCCAGGCCACCGGTAACTAGTCAATGGGCCGAGTGGGCAGATAGTGATTGGCTCTGGTCTTGCCCTGAAGCTTGGGGAATTAAGAAGCGGTAGCCTCTACCAAGAATACATAAGTACATTAACCGGAGGGCCGGGTGGGGGAACCCATCCGGCCTTTCTTTTTTGTGATGCTGGACACGGTGCGGAGGCGCACCGGGGATCTAAAGGGTGCGGTCCCAGCGCACCGAAGGAAAGAAAATAAATGTCATACACAGACAATACACCAAAACTATATGAGGTATACGGAGAGTACTACCAACCAGCGTTAGTGGATGGGAATCTTCCCGAGGGTCAACTAACGTCTTTCGATGTCTATCACAGTAAGGAGGCTTGCCAGGACTCCTTTCCTGACTGTGAGATTGAGACGTACTCTGGTGGGGATATTGAGAGTCCTAGGTTTGTGGACTACACGCCCGTTGTGGTGTGGGTACCCGCTAGGGACAGACCAGAATGTTGGGATTGGGACCTGCGGACTTACCTGCTCGATAGCGTTGCTGCCGCCCACTCATTTTTCACTGTGATGGACCGACACGGTCAACCAGTAAAGGTTGTGGGGCAAAAGTAATGAGACGACGATGAGTAGCCAACTTCCCCTGTGGTTTAATTGGATAGACTCATACCCTGACCCACTTCGGGGAGGGGAGGTCATTGTAGGCGATGGGGTTGGGGCTTGTGTTGCGTCATTCAAGTTCCGTGTAACACAAGTTTCTGCGGAATGGTTCTACGCGGTTTTCAAGGATGGCTGTGATTATCAAGACTCATATATTGTTAAGGAAAAAGTTGGGCCCTACAGAACTGCTGAGGAAGCCTACAAAGACGCCATAGAATTCTGTTGGCTAGAAACCCTAGTTAACGAATATCTATGGTTATGTATGTGTGATCGCGAGATTCAGCCGCCCGGTCATCCGGGTGGGTGCCAATACTGTTTCGGTCTCAAGAAACTAAAAGAAGAATAACTACTAATAGGTGTCCGGGGTGTAAGACCGGACACCTTCTTTTGAGGAGATGCCACATGGCCAATTATTATGCAACGGCTCGAACGAGCTACGTGAAAGTTAAAGACGAGGCGGTGTTCCTCCGGTGGGCTGAGACAATTCCTGAAGCGGAGGTCATCACTCATGAAACAGAGGAACACGGTAGACTATACGGGTTTCTTTTTGGTCCTAACAGCGATTGCGGGAGCATCCCCTGCTGGGTAGAGGACGAAGATACGGGTGAACATCACGACCTAGACATCTTCAAAGAAATGCAGCCCCACATCGCTGATGGATGGTCCATAACGTTTATGGAAGTTGGTGCTGAGAAGTATAGATATGTAGTGGGCACAGCAGCGGTGGTCACGCCCGAAGCAATCGAACATTACGACCTAAACAGGTGGGTATGTGAAACCCTGAACGGCCTTGGTGATCCGATGAGCACCTCGTGTGAATACTGATGGGGGGTCTACATAATCAATGTGTTGCGAAGTACGTGATACATGGACGGAAGGTAGAGGTAGACCTGTGCTGGCAGGGGGATGACCCCGAAAGTGACGGGGATCGCTTTTATGACCTCTATGATGAAAAGGGGTTCTGCCTAAATGAGGGAGAGCCCTGGCATGATGATGGTCGCGGAGTCCCCACCAAAGAAGAGATAGAAGACGCGTTTAGTCACTGGAAAACGGAGGCCGAAAATGGTTAAGGCGACATGTGCATTCGTGGCACAGGACGTGCTCGACATGTTTGATGTGACCGAATCAGAAGCAGAAGAGTTCCTAACTAACAATAGAAAACATATTGAATCCCACATGTGTAAAAGCGGTTGGGAGGTCATCGAAACCCTTGGGGCTATGGATGGCTTAAGCCTGAAGTCGGGGGACGAAGATGGCGATTAAATATAACCACATGATGGACATGGCGTTCAGTATCGAAACCGAGGCTGACGAAGAAGCCATCTTCAATAAAGAAAATATGCCCGCACTACTTGCAAGAGCTAGGGCGAGGCTTGATGACATAGAACGTGAGGGTTGCACAGAAGCCTTTGGTCTTTGCGATACCTATGAGGTGGATGATGTATGAGACAGTCTTAAAATATCAAATGAGGATGGGGTGGACTGACCGGACAACGGTCAGCGTGCTCAGCGATTTTATCGAAACACTCCTTTCCCCGAGCCACGAAGCGCACGAGCGGGTAGAGGAGCTTGTTAACTACATGGAACGAAGAGCCGAGGAAGAAGAAGAATTTGCTTCTGATTTTGATGACGAGTTCCTGGAGGAGATGGATGATGTTTGAGGACACCGTAATCCCTAAGAGATGCCCGGTCTGCGCTAGCGATAATATCGAGAGCGAGGGGCTAGGCAACGATGAAGAGCCTCCTATGACGGAGGCGTATGAGCGATGCTCTTGTGTGGAATGCAAGAGCCAGTGGATAAACCGGGCGGAACTCCGCTGGTATCAGTCAGAAGTAACGAACGAAAGGATGAGTGTATGACAGAGAAAATATATAACTATGAATGCTTCGGGGAGACCCTGGAGTTCGCGGAGTCTCTTGGGTGGGTAGACAACCACCCGGACAGCACAGATAAAGATTATGATGCAAACATGATTGGTGACGCTATAGAGCAAGAAGCCATCGAGTTTATAGAAGGCAAGGGCTACAAAATAGTCGGGTTTGATGATGACTAGATCACCAAACGACCAAGACCCGCCTGACTATGTAACAGGGGATACTCCCCTGGCCGCACTGTACGACAAAATCTACGAGAAGTACCCCTACCTAGAGGACTTCGAGGAGATACTACACAACGAAGTAACCGCTTCGGGTGAGCCCATTGAGGGCATCCATAGAATGCTTGAGTACGTCATCCACGAGGCTTACGCCGTGGGAGTAGATGATGCCAAGTCGGATATGGGTGAGCACCTCGCTCACGTTGAGCGTGAAGCTGTCGGCGCTGTTCGCATGGTCCTAGATGCCGCTACAGAAGAAGGTCACGAGCTTACCTTGTTTGGTAGAAGTCGTTGTAGCGAGATCTGTGACGCCATTGACTGGGACTGGCTTAGAAAAGTAGACAAACAATTCGGAGGAAAAAATGACCGATAACATTAGAGACTACGGGTTTGTAGACAGCAACCCTGTAGGAGTGCCTACTGCTAAAGAGGCACCGGAAGAGCTTCGTAAGGAGGGATGTCCTCATTGCGGATGTAAAGAGGTGATGGAAATCACCGTAGATGTTGAGCAAGAACTCTTGAAGGGTGGCGCAGGAAAAGGTACCTACTTTGGGTGTCCTGCATGTCCATGGGCATCACCTATGATGATGGTGGCCCGTGGGTGACCGCTGCTACTTGAGGATTCAGATTCATCCTGACGATTATCTAATCGCTAAAGAGCACCTAGAGCCTAAAACATACCAAAGCTGGCCAGACGCTCTGGGAGACACCTCCTCCGGAGATTTCTGGGCTGACGAGGTATCCTTCGAACACGGTGCTCTTATTATAGAGGAATACGAGGCCAACTATGGTTGGTACGACGAGCTTGGAGAGATGGGCGTAGCCGGTTGCAGATTCATCGCCTACAACGGTGCTGGTGGTGAATACGGACATGGCTGTACTTTTGGTACTGGGGTGCTTAACCCTAGCCACCCATCTGGAGGGTACTATTACTACGAAATGGCAACCGACAGTGATGGGACTCCTATTGCGCGTATAGACATGAACGGGCTGCTTTACGCGAGAGATAAACCTAAACTTAGAGAAATGATGCGGGCCTACAGTAAGGTCTGCAAAATATTCACTAAACTACGAGAGCAAGCCGAGGAGTAACAACCCCCGGTTAGATAAACGCTAATAACTTGGAGATAGAATGGGACGCGAAAAATCCCGCTGGCTAAACTTGGATGAGTGGGTCTGCCCCAACCACATACCATCACCTAGGTATCCAATAAAACTTGAAAAATGTTGGTACCTAAACTGTGAGCAACGCCCCCCTATGGTCGAACGACCTGTCCCCAACACCGATATTTGTGCATGGCATATGTGTGATAAGGGTTTTGATGGCAAGGGGGCATTCTCCAGGGAGAATAGTAAATATTGCTCTAGAGATTGCTCTAATAAAAATGCTAGGTATAGACACAAAACTCGTAAGGGGGCGTCAAATGAATGAGGATGACTACCAAGCAGAAATCAAAAAGTTGGAGATGGCAGTGAAAACATTACTGTACATAGTTAATGAATATATGGTCCGAAATAGCTCAGGTATTACCGATGACCATGGCCACCCCCTAAACTTCTCTGCGGAGATGTCTGCTGTCCGTACGGCCTTGCAGCAAACAGAAACCTTTAAGGCAAGCTGGGAATAGAATGTACTTAGATAGAAAAACTTATGAAGAACGACGAGATGCCATACTCTGGCTATGCGATAAACTAAACGCTTTCTGGCGCTGGGTTTCTCGCCCCTTTAGGAGAAACAATGAGAGAATGGAACGGTAGCTGTCAACGCTGCTACACAAAGACCAATTGTCATATTATGTCCATGTATTCTGAATTACTTATCTGCATGGACTGTAAAAGCAAAGAAGAGAAGCGTGATGATTATAGAAAAGCCCGTGATGCGGATGTTGCCGCAATCAAATCCGGGGACTACAATTTCAGAGGCGTCGGTGAACCCTCTAGATAAAAAAGAGATGTGCCAACAATATCCGGACTATGAGCAGTCCTTCATATTTGACACTACGCCTCTGCCATTGGACCAGAAAGAGTCCACTGCACAAAAGACAGCGTAGAAAGCATTTTCTCGCAAAAGCTGCCCAATAGGTTGTTATCCTCTAATAGGGCCTTCCAGGAACTTTCATCTAGCCTAACTCCGTTATGCTGGGCGTTCATAATCCTGACTACATCTATGTCCTCCTCAGGCAAGAGAATTCCTTCGTCACCAAAGTTAGTGACACTGCACTGAATTTTCCATGTGGCACCCCCTACGGGGAAATCCACAAAGAATATCAAAGAGTTCTTAGTCATTGGGCGACACCTCGTATACAAGTTTACCTAAGGAGTAGGTAATGGACGAAGTCTGTAATAAAAACAAAGAAGCTAGTTTGGTCAACAAGATCATGTCCTATGAGGCTGACGAGATGTCTCAAGAGGAGGAAATTAGTTTCTTTCAAGAATTGATTAACTCCGGAATGGCTTGGAATCTACAAGGCCACTACGGAAGAATGGCGGTACGGCTTATTGAAGAAGGGCTGTGCCAGACAAAGGAGACGTGATGGGACAATACTATAAAATCACTAATATTGATAAAGAGGAATACCTGTGTCCCCACAAGTTTGGATCAGGTTTAAAGCTAATGGAGTTTGGTAATGACGGGCAGTCAGCGATGACTGGTCTAGCCGTTCTACTAGCAGATGGCAACGGACGTGGTGGAGGGGACCTAAGAAGTGAGCACCCGATCATCGGAACATGGGCTGGCGACAGAATCGTGATTGCTGGTGACTACGCGGACGCAAACAAGTGGTGCCCCAGTACCAAGGAAAACCTGTACGCCTACGCCGAACACGCCTACAAAGACATCTCTGACAAGGTCATCGAGGCCATTGTTGACGGTGAGGGTGATTGGCACGACTTGTCGAGGCTCGAAAAGACGCAATTCGGTTGGCGAAGGATTGCGGGCGGGTCAGCCACATGAAGCTCTACCACGGAACTTCAGAAAAAGTTGCCCGCCTATCGATGGCGGAAGGATTAAAAACCAAGGACAGCACTGGCTCTAAAGGTAACTGGGAGCACTCAGTCGATTCTGCGGGTGACCGCGTCTACCTATCGGTTGCATACGCTGGATACTTTGCCAACTGCGCGGCAGAAAACGGTGAGAAATGGGGTATCGTTGAAATTGATACTGACCTGCTTGACGAAGACTACCTCCTCCCGGATGAAGACTTCTTAGAGCAAGCCAGCAGAAATGAAGTGCCTCCGGACGATGATGACATGGGGCACTTCTTCGATGACCTTAGGGATGCGAATGAGCTACCCGATGGTGCCGAACGTATGAAAGCGCGAACAACTTTCTATAGAGATAACGCGCCGCTGCTTTTCGCACATCTATGGGAACACTCAGTAGAGCACCTGGGTAACTGCTGCCACCTTGGTGACATCCCACCAGAAGCAATCACCCGTGTTGCTGTATTCGATCCGGAGTCAAATTCAGATATCTACTGGTCTGTGGACCCGTGTATTACGTTGATGAACTACCGAATCTGTTCGCCTAAGTACAAAGCTATCACTCGTTGGTTGGCGGGGTACGAGGACATAGACGCTAAAGATATGACATCGCTCTTCGCGCCAGACGCAAAGATTACAATTCCGGATAATGACAACATTCCGGAAGAGATCCGGGCACACATCGATATGAAAAACCAACTGTTCGACGCCAGACAATACTGGCAGGAAGTGGTCATACCGAATCGTGCAGGTCTAGAAATCCTCAAGCAAAGCGCTTGAGATTAAAGTGTGTCCTACGGGGCACACTTTTTTACCTACAGCTTATCAAAAACAACGGTTCCTTCTGTGCTCCCAGGAGAGACCTGCCAATCACCCGGCTCCCTCTTTGAAAGCTGTGTGGCTACGAAACTGGTATGGGATGTGTGCTCATGCCACTCGGTTGCTAATACCTCTTTAAGGATATGGGGCCACAAGTTATCGTACCTATTAGGAGGTAACCTCTCCTTGCCCCCACTAAAGTCCTCGGAGACATATGGGCACCCCTTCCTAAGCCAGCCTCTGTCTTTAGCGTAGTCTGTGTGCCCGCACCAAGGGGCTACTTCCATCCGGTCCTCATATACTGAGCACTGAAATCGCCCTCGTCCAAGGTCCTCCAGTGGGCCTTCTCCGGTGTCTTCGAGGAACTTGCAGTGTAAGCCCTCAACAACCACATCGTGACCGTTAATGTTGACAGTAGCGTGGCACCCAACGCCACATCTTTCACACTTACTTTCATGCTTGTCGTCTGCGGGCCCTGACTTGGCTATTACAGGTAATACCTTTTCGAAATCTTCCATGCATCCCTCTTAGTCTGCTGGCCCGTGGATAACCGCAACAAGGCCTTTGTCTTTATCATGTAAATAAACCGGGAGAGACTTGGGAGCCCCAACATACCCGGAAGCAGCGTGCCACCTGTCTGGTCCGGACAGGCTGGGTAGCTGTCTTCTTGTAACTCCATAAGAAACATCTGTCTCCGTTTTCTCATAATGTAAGTGGCCTGTATAGATAGTTCTATGATTAGCCGACCAGTCTTCTTTAGCTTCTCTTGCCATTAACCCGGCAAGGTCCTTCGTTTTCCCGACCTTATCCCCGTGAACAAAACCAATCAAGTTCTCCCCATACCTTGTGTATACACGGGGTGTCCTGGTCCTGTTTACTGTCACATCAATTGAGGTTCGGTAATACGCATCCAAGTAAAGAAGCAGCGCTAAGCCGGAATGGCGGTCGTGGTTGCCGCTCATAAGCACCAACTCAACCGGGCAAACCTGCCTAAGACGATTCACCCAGCTAACCATGAACTCACAACCAGAAACTAAGATTTCTGCTGGAGTCCCGTCCATGTCTTGGACAGTTCCTCTGGTGGTCGTCCCTTGCTGATTGTCTATTTGGAAGAAGTCGCTCCCAACGGGGACATATAACTTCTCTGGTGCACCAAACTGGGCCATTCTGGACAGAACCTCTTCTGTGCAATCAAAGAGCCTCTTAGCAGCGATTTCCCGATCAAACTGCTCCCAGTTTTCACCTGCGTCTGAGTACTTGCCCCAGTGGAAGTCGCTAAGCCCTATCACGGCTGCGTAAGGTCTTTTTGTTGGCTTTAGGTCTAGTCTGGTTGGGGGTGTGTCGGGCCTATCCGACATAAGAGAGAGGAATTCCCTAAACAGGGTGTCATCGAAGTTACGCCATTGGGCTGCGTCCTTTCTTACTTCCTTCCATCGATCACCCTCGATACGCCTATAAATAGCGGCTCGCCTAATCTGTAGTGCTTCCTCCGCTAAGTCGTCTTCCGACCTAGACATGATCTCCTCAGGGGTAAATGGCTCTCTATCATGAGTAATGCCATGCACCCGGAGGTACTTTGTTAGGGTGTTCCTGGGTAATTTGAATGTTCTAGAAAGCTCGTTTACCGAGGCAGGGTTAGAGTCGTAGTTGCTATAGGCGCGGCATATCTCTCTGTGGATAGACCCTGGGATGGCTAAAGCATGTGGTTCCCCTGGGAGGTAGGTGGTGTACACGTCTGCCTCTTCGTCGTACCAGACCCGCTTATCGGTTATAAACTGCTTTAGCTCTACCTTCTCTGGTTTTTCTTCCTCTGGCTTCGCCTCCTCCGTGCCTTTCCGAGAAGACACAACCCATTTACCCCACTTAACAAACTCCTCGTAAGAAAACCCAAACCGCTCCCCGTACCGAGAGTGGAGCCTTTTCCAGTCGCGTTTCTGAAGCTGCGCTAGAAGGCGGTCCCCGTGCTCCTTCTCAAGCCGCTCCCAATCTTCTGGTATCGTAACCTCGCTCAAATTCGCCTCCGTAAAAATACTACCTCCGTATAATGGTTCTAAATTTAGATCTGTGCTGGCCTTCGGGAGGTGGTAGTCGTCTACGAATACACATTATAGGTAATAATTTACGGAGAGTAGCCCCCCAGGATACCCTGGGGAGCCTTCTCTGCTTACCGTTTAATGTCTGTAGGCCTCAGCGCACGGGTACTCCATAATTCTTCAATTTGGCTGTATGGCCCCGGATCATTTGGACTTGTGTCCAACAGGGGCAAAACAGCGTTCACATCAGTCATATCATACTCGCTAGAGGCAAGGAGGTCGAAGACCCTTCCAAATGTCTGTTCTAAAACGTCGTATTCACGTTCGCATCTGATTCTCGCATTTGCAATAACGCTACGCCCCATCCGATAAGCTGAATCGTTGTTCCAGCGATTTGTCTCTGTAGAGCCGTAGGGCAAGGCGTACCCCGCATGGAAGCTCCCCCCAATGTCATCGGTAATAGCAATCCCAGAAGGTGCTTGGGGAGATGGGGCATAGCCTAGCGGGGTTAGCGAATTACCATAGAACGGGGCTGGCGTGATGTATGACCGTATCATCTGTTCTGGCAGGTTAAGCTTAAAACCTTGCTGAGACATTAACGACAAAGAACTTGCATAAAGTCTTCTTGCCATAAATGGTGTATGGAATACACAGAGTGTATTAACAAAATTTCTGGAGAGGAAGCCTCCAGGAGTTGACAAAAATTTTCTCAGTGATGGGAATGATGCTCCCATAATAGCTCTCCTCAGTGTATGTTTGCGCGGATGATTTATTTAGGATGTAATGGGGACTCAACTTGCTTATACCAATCTCGCCCACAAAACTGCGGCCATGTCGGGTATAAGGATGTTGAATGAGATTTATGAGCATATCTCCCTAGTAAGACACAGAAAAGTGTTCGGGTTGAGGCGGTAAAGGAATTCAAATTTTTATCTTATAAAGAGTAATTAGCGACAGTTAACTAAGGAGGTTTGCTGATGATATTAGACCAAGTTTCTTCATCAGAAGGACGAAAAGTACGCACCTTTTCATTGAGTGCGGCTTTCACACAAAAGTTCGAGGGGGAGCAGCCCTTGTGGGGGCCCTTGGGGTACTTCACGTATAAAAGAACCTACGCCCGACCAAAAGAGGATGGAACAACAGAGGAATGGTGGGAAACTTGTAAAAGAGTTGTTGAGGGAGCCTTCAACATACAAAAAATTCATTGTCGCCAACTGCGCCTTCCTTGGAAAGAAAAGAAGGCCCAAAAGAGTGCTCAAGAAATGTTCACTCGCATGTGGGACTTTAAGTGGCTCCCTCCGGGACGCGGCTTATGGGCCATGGGCACAGAAATGATTTTCGATAAAGGTGGCGCTGCCCTGAATAACTGCGCATTCGTGTCTACCGAGGAAATCGACGTAGACTTCGCGGCACCCTTCACATTCCTGATGGATATGAGCATGTTGGGGGTAGGCGTTGGTGGGGACACCCGTGGCGCTGGAAAAGTGAAAATCGAAGTTCCTAAAATGAGCACTGAGCCTTACGTGGTTAAGGACAGCCGTGAGGGGTGGGTAGAGCTTGTCCGAGATGTTCTCAACAGTTTCGTGGGGAGAGCCGGTAACCCTCCTTCAACTGCATACCCAGCTAACCCTGACTACTCCCAGGTAAGAAAGCGGGGCGCTAAGATAAATGGGTTTGGTGGGGTTGCCTCTGGTCCCCAGCCACTAATAGATTTAGTTGATGAGCTAACTGAGCTTCTGATGCCCAAGGATGGGGAGTCTTATAAGATCACGTCAGCTATTATCGTTGATATCTTCAACTTAGTTGGCAAGTGCGTTGTCTCTGGCGGTATCCGGAGGACTGCTGAAATTATGTTTGGTGACCCAGACGACCTAGATTTCATCACCCTGAAGCAGGATGAGGAAAAGCTTAGGAGTCACAGGTGGGCCTCCAACAACAGTGTCTTTGGTACTGTCGGTATGGACTACTCGGGAGTTGCCGAAAGCATTGCTGTTAATGGCGAGCCCGGTGTGATCTGGCTAGACAATATGCAACACTACCGTCGAATGAACGGGGAACGCGGTCGTTACGACATGCGGGTAATGGGGTCCAACCCATGCTCTGAACAGTCACTCGAAAGTTTTGAGTTATGCTGTCTCGTAGAAACGTTTCCTGCGCACCACGAGGACCTAGAAGACTACATCAGGACTCTTAAGTTCGCTTACCTATATGCCAAGAGTGTTACGCTAATCACCACCCATGACCAAAGGACAAACGCCGTGATGATGAGGAATCGTCGCATAGGTTGTTCTCAGTCTGGGATTGTCCAAGCAATCAACAAGCTGGGCCGAAGAGAATACCTTCGATGGTGTGACGAGGGATACGAGTACATTCGTGAACTGGACAGGACCTATAGTGACTGGTTGTGTATCCCACGATCAGTCAAAATGACTAGCGTCAAGCCCAGCGGGACTGTCAGCTTGTTGTGTGGTTCTACCCCTGGCATTCACTACCCCCATTCCGAGTTTTATATCCGAAACATCCGTGTTGCCAATACGTCTCCTCTTGTGTCCGCTGCCAGAGAGGCTGGCTATGTGGTTGAAGACGATACGTATGCTCAAGACACATCGGTGGTTAGTTTCCCTGTGAAAGAGAAGCACTTCTCAAAAGGGAAAAGGGATGTCTCAATCTGGGAACAGTTCGCTAACGCGGGAGACCTGCAAAAGCATTGGGCAGACAACCAAGTCAGCATAACTGTTTCATTCCAGAACGGGGAGCATAAAGATATCAAGACTTGTCTAGAGGTGTATGAGACAAGGCTGAAGTCTGTATCTCTCCTTCCTCTGAATGACTCAGACCACGGATATGTTCAAGCCCCATATATAGAAATCACAGAGAAGGAATACGAGAAGCTCTCCAAAGGGATTACGCCAATCGATTTCACCGCCTCGATTCATGAGGTGACTGATAAATTCTGTGATGGCGACAAGTGCGAGATAAAAATTGGTGAGTAACCAAGTGGACCCCCTGGATTTTCCAGGGGGTCTCACTTAGCCACATGTTTTTACCCGCGTCCGTTAAGCGTGTTGAGCATATCTAAAGCAGACTCTAGGTTATTAGAGACCTCGTAATTAACGTTGTCTCCAGGAGAGTGCTCCCATGCGTCCTCCGAAACTCGCTCGCTCGCGTAGTCTGATGCGCAATCCGCAGCCACGGAAGACGCTGCTGAAATCACATCGCCCACGCTGCTCTCAACCATCGAGTCTACTCGTCTAGCCTCATCTCTTGCCTGTTCCAGCGTAGAGATAATGTCTCCCAGGGAGTAATCCGGGGATGGGGCGGCAAGTGGTTTGCCATTGTTAATCTGATTCTCAAAGGCAGAGAATACTGCTTGGAAGTCCAAGCTTTTCCCGTCCAAAGAAAGAGTAAAATTTAGTTTGGTCATGTCATGATCGGAAATCCGTTCCGGATCTGCCATCAATGCACAACTCAAGAATTTTCCGAAAAGAGTCTCGGACACTGTCGTTAGATTGTAGTTCATTATGAGCCTCCTGTTTGGCTACTAAAAGAATTAACAAGGTATGTAGGAATGGACAGTAGGGGGGTTCTAAATAGCTTATACCAGGAAAGGCCCGATATCTACGAGAGGGCTGGATTGGCCGCGTTAGATATACAGGCTCCATAAAACCCAATATGTAACAACACTTACCAAGTATCACTGTGTACTTCTTTGTATACCAATATTACGGATAATACGTTGCGCTCTGGGTACTACGACCCTACCCTCGTTGAGGGATATGATGCAGTAGGTGTCTCCAACGATATGGGGTAAAATATGGATGATGACGGAGATAAAACGGCAACAATAATACCCTTCCCAACAAGGAAGGTTGAAACAGAGAGCATGCCTGATAAGATCAGTCTTTCAGAGGGAGACGCGTATGACCTTATCATTGCGATGTCCTCCATAAACATGGCCACCAAATACCGGGGAGAGTTTGATAGCAACTGCAAGAAAAGCCTGGAGACCGAAAACTTCCCCTGCACAGAAAATTGTGGTTGCTATCTCCACATGCTCTCCTCTATGGCATTAGAGGTTATTTTTGATGGACCAAGGAAAGATGAGGCTAGAGACGCACTGCGTCACGAACATGAAACGCTAAAAAGAGAAGGGCCTAAAGAGAAGGACGATGAGTAGACAAGCAGAATATGTGAAAGATGTTTACGTAGACGATCCCGATACCGGGGAGACCGTGCGGGTAGAAATATATAGGGACCCCGGAACATCTCGAATTTTTGGTCTTGAGGGTGATTACCTCGAAGATGCTTTCGCTAGTAACTCAGATCCAGTTGAGCTACGCTCCCCGTACGCTGGTGGAACGGTCGCAATCGTGCCATGGTAACCCACCGCAAAATAAACACTTGTGCGGGTATAAGAGGTCTGAACAGTTAGCCATGACACAAAAATTTGATATGCGAGAGCACCTGAAATCGCGGGTGCCAATATTCTTATTTGCTGCTGTATTAGCAGTAATTTTAAAACTAATAACCTTATTGTAGCCAACCTAGGCTCGTAGCTCAGTGGTTAGAGCAACCGGCTTATACCCGGTGTAGTGTCTGATAAGCACAAGGTCGTGGGTTCAAATCCCACCGGGCCTACCAACAAGGAGAGGGGTCACTTATGACTCAGGATAGTAAAACACCAGAGGATATCAGAAAGCTGATAGAAGAAGTCTTGCCCGGATTTATGGACTTTGTAAGAACAATAGAAAACGAGAATGAGGAAGACGGTACTTCCGAGTTTGTCTTGAACCTGTTTAAGGAAGCCACGACATTCCAGAGCGAGTACCCCCTAATCTCACACCTTCTTATGGACGCACTAGAATGCCTTAGGTGTCATGAGCAGCGCATCAACTTTTTGAAGGACGTGCTGAAAGATACGGGGGTCATCATAGAAGAGGCTCCAACTCCCTTAGATAAACGGTACATTAACTAGTACGATTTTGGGGTTGTGGCGGAACTGGTATACGCATCAGACTTAAAATCTGACGCCCTATGGGATTGAGGGTTCGAGTCCCTCCAGCCCCACCAATTCTTGTATGGGCCTCTAGCTCAGTGGTTAGAGCCCCCGGCTCATAACCGGTAGGTCCTGGGTTCGAATCCCAGGGGGCCCACCAACTATTTTCTTAGGAGGTTGCTGTGTCAAAAGGTGTACTATCTCGCTGCTAAGCGAGCCCTATCCAATAAGCAACGATACCACATAGCCGCAATCCTTAAGCGGCGTGGCAAAGTCGTACGTATTGGTGTTAACTCAAGCAAGACCCACCCCAACTGTGGGCGGCTATATATGGATGGGCATGCCTCCTACGCCATGCACGCCGAAATGAACGTTCTCCGGTTTTCTGAGCCGGGTGACACTTTAGAGATAATAAGGTTCCTGAAAGATGGAACATTCACTATGGCAAAACCCTGTTGCCTATGCGCAAAGAAGATAGCCAACAAAAGAATATCCGAGGTTAGATTCACTAACTGGCATGGCAACTGGGAATTATTGGATATTAGAGAGGAGAACACATGGCAGAAAGCAGCCAACAACATAAAGGATGTCTTTTTCTGATCCGGGGCTTGCCTGGGAGTGGAAAGACCACTGTGGCCAAGAGGCTGGTTGAGAGCAAGATGGATATGTTTGCAGCAGATGATTTCTTTGAGAAGTCAGGGGCTTACATATTCAACCCAGCGCTTCTTCCGGAGGCACACGAGGAGTGTAGAAACAACCTGGAAAGCGCGATGGCAAACAAGAGGACACCACTCGCGGTGCACAACACCTTCTCTATGAGATGGGAAGCAGAGCCTTATTTTGTGCTCGCCAAAAAGTATGGATATGCTCTATACGTCATTGAGTGCCAAAACGACTTTGGCTCCATTCATGGAGTCCCTAAAGAGGCAATCGACAAAATGATTTCTCGTTGGGAGCCGCTCATATAACAAGCGCAATATGCACCCGCCTCCTGGGTATAAGAACTTTGATGGGAAACACCCCACAAACTAAGGAGGATCGGATGCGTTGTATTCTTTGCGAAAAGCCGCTAATGGTTGGTAATATGGGAAGGCACAGGGTTATGTATTGCTCTGAGCAGGATTGTAGTGAGCATAGTCTCACCTACATTAATGGAGGAGACATCACATGTTCATTGAACTCACGGCCTACGATGACGAGGAATGGGTCCTCACCCTGGTTCGAGCAGATGACATTGTTCTAATTTCCGAACCAAATCAGGCGGTTGCAGAAGACTTCTCTATGGGAGGTCCTGTTTGCTGCTGGGAAGAAAAAGCTGATTTGGCCAAGGTGTTGTTGTCCAACGGAAGAGAAATTCTTGTAACTCAATCAGTTAAAGAAGTCTTCTCAAGGGTGATGGCGCTTGAAAAAAGCAGTGTGGGTTATTCGGTGACTATGGAAGGAAATGGTTTTTCCACAACAACTATGGTGCCGAGCAAATGATCCTGTATTATCATCCCTAATAAATAACCCTGTCCCCGGCCCAGCCTCTGGTTGGGCTGGGGTCTCAGGGTAAATTTATTACGTGTGTATTATAGAACAATGGGACTTAACTGACTCCAGGGGATAAGAAATGATTTGTATTGATTTAAGCAGATTATACTTCGCAATTCGTGATCTAAACGTCACGATAAATTACGAAAAGCTGCTTACCGTCTTAAAAGAAAAGACAAACAGTGAGACCGTGGAGGCCTTTACGAAGGCTGATCCAAAGAATGTAAACCAAAGTAAATTTTTAAAGCGTTTAGAGGACCTGGGTTACAACCTACATGTGTATGACGTAACAACCCAGGCAGACGCCTTTACAGCAGAGATCTCGGCTATGGCCGCTCTCTCTGAGGATAAAGAGATTACCATCCTCTCAAACGACCAAGCCCTTTTGGGCGTCTTCCGCCTGTTAGAAGAACGGGGAAGAAGTATGACTCTCTGCTTTTTTAGTGAAAAGCTGGAGAAGCAATGGACCCCGAAAGTTCTTTGTGGGGACATTAAATTTATAGACTTATCGAATCCGGATATCCGAAAGGACATCACGAACAAATAGGAGTTGTTTTGAGCAATGGAAGACCATCGCACCAAATATCGTTAGACTTTATATCTATGATCCCAGACCTCGATAAAGCTATCGAGGAAGTACCAAAAGAGAATATCGAGGCAAGCGGCGAAAAGCCCGCCCTACAAACAAAATTTGAAGCTTTCCACAGACAAAATCCACATGTCCTAGGATCGATTGTGTCTCTTGCTAAGAGGACTCGCGATGCTGGTAGAACCAGGGGATCAATAAGCCAAATTTTCGAAATACTGCGTTACTCCTACTCGCTTAGAACTGAGGGTGACGACTATAAGCTGGCGAATGCCCACAGGGCTTTTTACGCTAGGGTGGTCATGGCTCTTCACCCCGAGCTATCCAGTAAAGACAAGCCGTTCTTTCTTCTTAGTAGGCAAGCCGAGCCATACGTCATAGATTGGGAGGCGCTAAACCTGAGCCCCGGTAGCTCAGTTGGATAGAGCAACGGCCTTCTAAGCCGTGGGTCATAGGTTCGAATCCTATCCGGGGTGCCATACATAACAAGGAGGTTACTTATGGAAAAAAATGGCAAATTAGTAGCCAACTTCTCAGCAACAATTGATGAGGATAATTGGTTAGTATTGGAGCAAGCAGAGTATTGCTTTGAAACGTTTTTATTCGAGCCGCTAGCCGGAAATGATGGCGAAAAGCTCGGTCTAGGTACATGGTCAACCGACACTGCTACACACTTTCCCCCAGGAACTTGGACCTTCGCAATGCTAGAAGGGCCTAAGAAGGGAGAGCGCTTAGAGATGTGTTGGGACGGTATCTACTTCACGTGTCTCACTGACGGGTGGAGAATATCGTTCGGCCCAAATGGAAAGCCAGAGCGTCTTGAAGATGTGATTGGCGAAGCGCATTAATAAATCCAAGCTTAAGCTTCCCTTTGGAGGCGAGTGCTAAAGCTGCTCGGGTAAACTTACGTGCCCGATTCTTAGACATGCCCGCAATTGTGGGGACTGGGCCGGGTTTGTGCGTTAGGGGCTCTCCAGCTAGTTCTGGAAGCCCCAGCGCTGCCCGTTCAGCAGGTAAATTTTTCTTGGTCTCAGCTACAGCTTTAAGGGCTTCTTCAAACTTGGGCTGCATTGCCTTGGTAAGCTTAGCCTTCTTTCCTTGAGCCCTGTACCCAAAGTCTCGTTGGATTCTTTCGGGTTGTGCGGTCCTCCAGGCCTCTGACCTCGGTTTTGGGGTCGTGTCCTTGGTTTCTGGGACAAGCATATTTCTAAACTTGTTCCACCCCATCGCAACAGTGCCTTGCCGAAGGCCCATCTCCTTCGTCCTAACGGTATTGAATGTGTAGTTTGGTGGTAACCCGGCAGCACGCCTGTTCTCCAGGACGACATACCCATCCTGACCAGGGAACCTGAGGCCAATCTGGTTGGGGAGCTTGCTCACATTTTTTGCGCTTGAGGAATAGATCTTACCGTCTGCACCCGTAAGTCGGATGGATTCGGGTCGGGCACCCAATCTTTGGATGAGATCCTTTACCTGCTTGGCCACATCAGAAGGATTAGAGGAGTTTCCCCTCTGCATTAATCTCTCTAAAGCGTGTGCAGCAGAATCCTTTGGACCCTTCTTAAATTGGTCATCACCAAACGCGGCCAGCTTGACGTGCGATTTTCTAATTAGATATTTATTGAGTAACTCAAACATCGTGATACCTCTCACGCGTATGCTACAGCAGAAGGCCGGGGCGTGGAATGAAGACTATAATACACGTTAACCAGCACGTGATTAAAAAGAATGCCAAGAAGGATCTCCGAGATCCTGTTCTTACCGTAAAAACTTATAAACAAAACGTTTACGGACATGAAGCTATCCTATTTGACCAAGATGGTCGAGAGGTGGCCAAAGTAATATATCGACCGGACAAACCCCTGGGTTGTGGGGCCAAAGTCTGGATTGAAACACACAACCCAGTAGACGTTATTATACTCGAAGACGAGGAGGAAGACTAATGCATGTATTACACTTAATAGCTGTTGAAGCGGACAGCAAAGAAGAAGCAGTAGAGATGGCGGAAGCAGCCATAGAGCCCTACGGAGACGGACAAGTCTGGGACTGGTACTCAGTCGGAGGGCGCTGGAAGGGGCTGTTCGGTTTGAATGAAGACGGAACCGATAAAAACGTATTACAGTTCTCAGAAGACCCTGAGCAATTCAGGAAATCCCTTGCTCGTGTGGCCGAATCGCAGAACAGGGAATTCACAGAAAACGTTGATAAGGTCTTTGGCCGAACGATCACCGAGGCGGATGTCAGGAATCTGTGGGGCCTGGAAGTCCACGACAAAAAAGGTGCTGCTGAACGAATCAGCGAAAGTAACAAGGAGTTTGGGGAGAAGTTCTCCGCACTCAAAGACTTGGATAAATTGCCCGAAGACGATGGCCCTATGGGGTTTGGTATGTTGGGCTTCTATCTTATAAAGATAGGTCAGTCTCTGAGTGGAAGGTACTGCTTCGAGTCCTATTTTTTCGATGCCGTTATTTACGGAACGCGAGTGCAGGATACAATGCACCGTTGTGAGGAAAGCCCAGAACACCAGTATCTGGTTGCTGTAGATTTACATAACTAACTTAGGGGTTAGACGATGAGAGACAATAATTCTGTTTACGAGGACAAGCCACTAACAGTGTACCTCGGAGAAAGTGGGGAGGCGCACGATACAAATCGTATTGATGTGTTACCAAACGAAAAAGTCGTTAATAACAGAAGAATTTCTGTTTCTGTTAGTAATCGTGGTATCACTATTACAGACATCGAAAATCAAATAACCCTAATGAGCGTGGACTTCAATGACCTACCAAATAAGTAACGACGAGCTTGGTTGTATGCTCCGCGAAGTGCGGAATACAAGCCCAAGTATTTCTACATTCACCATGTCCTTGCAGCAGGCCCGGTCCCTAATAGAAGAGGTCTATAGGGAAAGAAACCAGGCCCCAGAGAACGCTAGGAACAGACATATTGATGTCTTCGATTTGTCTTCGGGCACCATGGGTGTCTGGGGGGGATACGAAGATACTGATTAAGGAGAATCCATGCCAAACTGGTGTGAAAATAATATCGAGATATCTGGGCCAGCCGACAAGCTGGCCCTTTTTGTTTCTAAGATAAAAGAGGGTGATGGGCTGTTGTCAGCGCACTACCCAATGCCCGAATCAAAGGTTCAGCAATTAAACGAAAGCGAAGACTGCTTTCTGCACGAAATTCGAAGAAGTATTGGGACTGATAAAGAGCCTACCCTGGATAAGGCTTGGTACTATTGGAAGGTCCATAACTGGGGAACCAAGTGGGATATCCCGAACGAAGACCTCAGTTATTGCGACCTAACCCCAGAAGATAAAACGTGGACCGTGAGCTTCATGAGCGCGTGGAGTCCGCCAGTGGCGTGGCTCCACAAAGTTTCGGAGGACAACCCAGACCTAGAGTTCTGCCTCGAATTTGTTGAATACGGGTGCTGGTTCGCTGGGGCGATGACTTGGAAAGATGGGGGAATGCACGACTGCAAAGAGGGTAAGCCGGATGAATTTGACTTCTGTGCAGAGCGAGTAGATTACCTAGAGCAAATGGAGGACGATAATGAGTAATGAAGTAAATAAAGATACACAAGAATCTAAAGAAGAATTAAAAAAATTTTCAGAGTTCGCGCAAGTGCTTGATAAAGCTGGACTATTCCCGAGAGCTTATGATATTCCCAACCTAGAAAAGCTGTACTACGCAGCGGAACAGGTACACAAGCATTTGTGTACTCTGGACACGGGCTACTACAAAGAAGCTAGGGGGGTTAAGCTCATCTCTCTGGCCAACGCATATGCGGAATGCCATAACGGCTTGCGCCAGCTTGAGTAGCTTAATCTGGAGGAAACAAAATGAAAAAGCTCTTGAAAATTTTGAGTGTAGCCGCCCTTCTCGGCCTGATTGCCGGGGCCGGTGCGGGAGCAGGAATGTTCTTCGGTGTTATCGATACACCAGAAAGCATTGCTAAGCTTTCCGGAGATGATGATGACTCCGCTGCGAGTCAACCAGACGCCGGAAGCACCGCTGGGGACGTAGGTAAGTCTGACGCAACTGAAGGCGACGCTGCCTCTGACGAATAGGAGCCCACCGTGAAAAGGCAACTTCCGAAAGCAATCTCAATTGGTGGACACACTCTTAAAGTACTACGGAAAAAGGGACTGCTGGACGATTTTGATGCTTATGGGATCTTCGATGGGGTTGATCTAACGATCACCATCGATGCATCCCTAAGCAACACCATGGCGTGGGAAACCTTATGGCACGAAGTAGTTGAAGCTATTAACTTCTTCTCAGAAGCCGAGATGGAACATAAGTCCATCCAAGTTTTTGGTTTATTGCTCCACCAAACGATAAACTCGATATTTACAGAAAAACGTAGTAAGAAGACTGACAAGAAAGGTTAGCTCTTTAGCTGGACCATTTTTTGTATTATCAGTTATACTGGTGGACAGTATGTTATCTCATGTTGAAAACGGTCGGATAAAGCACAAGCGGTCCCCCATCGATGGGACCGGGAGCTTCAGTGTGCGCGGCCACAAGGCTGGGGAAGTCCTCGGCGTTGCCTTAATAAGAAAGAGCGGTAAGCCCACGGGTGATGTTTATAAGGACTATCACCAAACCCTTCTGGGGGATTACTTCAACCACTCACCTGTGGCCAATGTGGGTTTACGGAAATCCGGCAAAAAACTTATTGCCTATGCCACTAAAGATATCGCTCCGGGCGAGGAAATGGTAGCTGACTATAGGGAGCCGCTCTCACCTGTAAAAGACGAGGTGACTCCTGAGTGGGACCGAAAGGCGTTGGCTGCTATGTCTAAGAAAGCCTCTATGTCTATAAAAAAGTCCATACTTATCGGCGGACTCAGGTTTACGAGGCCCTAACACAAGGAGTGTGCGTTCGCCGGATGTAGTGCAAATTACAGAATTACTAAGGTATAATAACACTGATGAAGGCTAATTTACGTTAGTTCCTTTCATGATGACACGGAAACCGAGGTCACTGTCACCAAAGTTGTTTTTACGCTGCCATCCTAGGTAGGTGGCAATTCAAACAACAGGGGCACACCTGTCAGGCCCTAGGTTCATCTTATGATCGGATGTTAAAGAAGCTTCATTGTCTGCGCGTAGCCAGTCCCATTCGTGGGAAAGATACGCTGACAGTCGGGAAAAGACCGCTCTAAGAGTAAGTAGGTTTCAGTGTAAATCCAAAGTTGGTTTCACCATTGTTTCTGAGAAATGCTTGACTAGGCTGGCCCGCCAAAACAGGGCCTTGAATCCTGTAGCTTCGCACCGAATGGAAAGTTTCTTGTTGGGATACAGCAAGAAGCAATAGCTTGTCTGTGCGGACTGCTGGGGGCAACGGAAACGTAACCAGGAGAGTATAATGAGGAGAACTTTACTAACACTTTTTGCGTTCGGTTTTATGAGCGCTGCTTGTTTAAGTATTTCTATGGCCCAAGTAAAAAAGGCCAAGTACAGTGGTTCCGGAAGGAATCCCCCAAAGTCTCTGAGCGAAAGACATATCTCTCAGATCAAGAGGGTTCTCCCGCTTATTCCTGGCGAGTATGACGCATACGAAATTATCGGTATTGGGATGGTTGAGTCCGGTCTCACTGATCGGGCTATTAGCCACACCGGTGATTATGGGCTGATGCAGGTTAACTGCCGCATCCACAGAAAACGACTAAAAAAGGTTTTCGGATTTAATGACTGTGAGAAGGACATGCTTGTCGTAGAGAATAATATGAAAGCGTCTCTTCTCTTAATCTCATTATTTCGGAAAAATTATAGGCAGTGTCGTGGTACCAAAGTGTTTGCCTGCTACAACGGCGGGCAAGGCTGGAAGTATGTCCAAAATAAATGCCTCGACAAGTGTGGTACCGATTCCCAGTGTAGGAAATGTACTCGACCGGCGAGGTATTCAAATAGCGTCAAAAAACATATTCGATTCCTAAAAAGAAAATATTCGGTTTTATTTAAGGACCACCCCTCTCAGAAGCGATAGCCGAGCAGAAAAAGAGGATCAATGGTTGAGAGAACTGACACTCCGGAAACTGGGCGTGAAGATTATTATGCGCTAATATCTAAAGTTTTGGAGAACCGAAAGAAGGTTAAAACAGCGTCACACAAGGGCTGGGATTTGACCTGCTATGTGGGACGGAGACCATCCTTCGAGAACGATAATGTGACATTTATAGAGTATAGCGTTTACGCTACAGCAGGCGATATCGGCAAAAGCCAAACGCCAGACATGTCTAATGTACCACGAGCAATTCGTGTAGATTTTGATGATTCATCAGTAGTTACCCTCAATGCAGAAAGCATGGAAGAAATAACGGGTAAGCTACAAAAGATTTTCAACGGTTTCCGTTGGGATCTAGTCTAAGGAGACTAACTAGTTATGCAAAACATTGATTACTTGAACGAAACGTTGGGGTCAGCAACCTCAGCACGAGATTCTTTCGTTGCCAACATGGGAACAGACTACAGTCGAAGCAACCTCGACCGCTTGCAGGCGCTCCAGTCTGCTGTAAACGAGGCGCAAAGCCGACTTGAATCAGCAACGAACAGCAACGGAACTAATGGTTCTGGTGGTGTTAACGGAGGAGGAAACATCTCCTTCGCCGCCCCGTCCACAAGCACAGTCAGCGCCGCTGACATGTGTGTTGTTACGCTTATCCGAAATGGTAAGTCTGACCGTTGCCTTGAAGTTCGCACTGACTCCACTCTTGGAGACATCGTGAGTACGCTAAATACGCAAGAGGGCGGCTGGGATATTCGCAGCCTCACCTTCAAGCGACGAGTTGGCCCTGGCCAAACCGCAGACATTACGGACCCGAACAGCACCGTTCTCGGTGAAGGGCCGCATGAGATTTGGGTTGGTAACAAGGTTGCTGGTGGACGACAGTAGTCGTTACTAGTCTCCTGACCCAAACTCGTTATACCTGACCAATAATATAACGAGTAATAAAAGTGGCGGGTGTCCCCTTCGGGGGGCATCCGCTATTTTTTTGTGGAGAAACTATGGCATCAACAGCAAAAAACTACGAACTAACTTTTAATGGTGACGACGCTCTGATTGCCAAACAACTTCAGACCATCATCACCGACTCAGAAAGTCTTGCTTCAAAAGAGCTTATAAAATTGTCTGCCGCGCTAGAAAGAGAGCGTGCCGCAGAACGAATGCACAACAATAAGGTCTCTGCTAGGTCGGCTATCTATACCCGAGCCCAGCAACGCCTTGCTGCCAAGGAGGCAGAGTACGACCGTGCCAGAGCGAGAACGCGTGCTGCCAGACAAAAGCTTATGGACCGAAGTTCAAAGTCTTCTCAGGCAAGAGACCGAGCGGAAAGGTGTGAGCGAGCTATTGCGCAGATAAAAAGGCGCTTGGAGTTGAACGGAGAAATCTACACAGAGGATGGTTTCGAAAAAAGAGCGTTGATGATTCGTTTCATTGAGGGTCTCATCGATACGCGTGTCCCAATCAAGTTCTCCACAATCAGTGCAGATGAGCAAAAACTAACTTGGAGAACTAACGATATCTTCATAAAAGATGGTTTCGGATCTGTTCTCCCACACAACTTTGGTAAATTTGATTGCTCTGTAACTTACAACGGTGACCCCGTTCGAGGAAACCGAGTCACTGTATACTGCAAAAGCGTTAACCCGGATGAGGGTAACAGGAGAAACTATCCGCACCCACATCTAAACGAGCATGGTGCAGCATGCCTAGGCAATATCCAACCCACCCTAATACAAGATATGGGTGTTAAGGATATCGCTAAAGTAATCGAAACGCTCACGGACTTTCTACAACATTATAATAGAGAGAACCCGTACGTACACTTATCTGCGTGGTGCCCAAACAGATGGGACAACGCTGTATGTGAGTCAGGGAACCACATCATGGCGGATTGTGAGTGTCCTAGATGCAACGAATGCGGAACTATCCAAGAACAAGAAGACCTTAGCGGCTGTGGTCACTGCCATAGCTGCTGCATGGTTCATCACGTTCATCCGATAAACCCGCCAGCATCATATAGAGGAATAAACGGAACACCCTGCATCTCAAGAAACGAGTATGCAGCCCGTTTCGCTCAACAACAAACCAATCCAGGAGGAACTAATGACTAAAGTTCTAACAAAGCCAACCGTCCGATTTACACAAAAAGCATATCAACAAATGACAGCATTGACTGATGAGTGCCCAATTGAGATATCAGCAATTGGTATTATTGCCACAGATGCTCAACGAAATGAGTGGGGCATTAAAGAGCCTTTCTATGTTCTAGAATTCTATGTTCCAGACCAAGAGTGCACTGGGGGCAGTACTGTCTTCGATATGGACTCTTATGCAGATGTGTCTTTGGAGCTTAGGGACCAGGGGATAAGTTCAGACCAAATCTGTGTATGGTGGCACTCCCATGTAAATATGGATACCGGTCATTCCGGAACAGACGAGAAACAAATTGAAGAATTCAATTTTGATAAGGTCTGTATTAGCGTAATCTCCAACAAAAAGAGAGACCTCAATGTCCGGGTAGATATGTACAACCCGTTCAGGTTTTCCTTTGAAAAGTGTGGATGGTCTGTTGATCAGGTAAGCATCTTGGAGGACGGCTGGGCAAAGGAGATGGTTGAAGACCACGTCTCTCGACCCGCGCCTACGCAACTAAATGTTGTCAAACACACAAGAAAGTACACTACCGGTTCATACACGGGAAAAGTAAACGGCCACCAGAGCTTCTTCGGCCACTGGGACGACGACTACATCGGCTGGGACGGCGGTCATCAAAGCAAAGAAGCTGGAGACGACAAAAGCGAAAGCGCTTCGGACGAAGATGACTTGATCGCGAATGTTGAGTACGTAAAAGAGTCTCTGCGGTTGCCCGATGAACTAGAGCTTCTGGCAGAACTCTACGAAGAAAACATCGTAGATCTTACAGAGGTCATTGAATATCACTCTAAGTGGTACGCAAAAGAAATGAGCACAGAGGAAATTTTGGATGAGTTGTCTGGACTGTACTACGACGTCGGAAGCAAAAAGGACGACGAAGAACAGGACGATGAAGTCCAGAAAATCCTAGCAGCAGAGTTTGGAGAAGACGACGAGGATGAAGATGAGCCGGTTGGGGTGGCAGTATGATTGATACCACACGCCAGTCCGGAATTATCCCAGACGAAATCGTACAGAACCGCTCTGTAGCTATTGTTGGCGCAGGGGCTATTGGGTCCCATGTTGCTGAAGCCTTGTGCAAGATGGGTATTCGAAAGATACGCATCTATGACTTTGACGATGTCGAGTCTCACAACGTAGCCAATCAAGGCTATTTCGTGACCGAAATTGGGTATAAGAAATGTGAAGCCTTGCAGCAACGGCTATCGGAAGGAACCGGTGCGGAAATCATCGCTGAAGACAGGAAGTTCGAGGGGGGTGAAACCTTCCAAGAAGACTATGTAATCTCAGCAGTGGACAATATGTCTGCTCGCTCAGATATCTGGTCAAGCTTTCTTGTAAGCAGCGGAGCAAAGTATTTCCTGGACGGTCGTATGGGAGCGCGTGAAGGATCTGTCTTCTATGTAGACAAATCAAATGCAAACAGCGTTTCCTACTACGACCAAAGTCTGTTTCCTGACGAAGAAGCGGTGCAGCTACCGTGCACAGAAAAAAGCACAATTTTCTGCGCATATGGCATTTCAAGTATTATTTGTGCTCTCGTTGCCAAAAGTATTATCGGTGATGAGATAAATTATTCAGTGGATGTAGACTTCCTCAACTTCCACTTAAATCGCAATTCTGCGAGCTAGCTTATAAAAATTTTATAAGAGGAGATGTGTTATGGCTACCAACGATAACAACCAAGGTCAGAAGACTGGCCCAAACAAGTCCAAATGGAAGCTTCCCGGTATGGGGCAAGCTATGCTGAATCTGATTGACCCGGAGCGGGCACCAGATGTTATTACTATTACTTATAATAACGTTGTCACGCGGATGCTCCGTGTGGTGGACCCCGATACCAAGGCGGTTTACTACTCAGGTGTTCCAGAGTACAGCGATGGGAAGCGGACTTGGCAATGCAAGTTCGGGTTCACTCTGTCCTGCGATGGTTACTTCGACGGCTCTGCCGCGTTGAACTTCATCACCAGGGGTGGGTGGAAGCGTGGTTCCAAGAAGCCTACCAAGGCTGAAAAGGCCCGAGCCCGTGAGGAGTTCATCTGTGCGTTTCTTTCGTGTGCTATCAAGTACCGAGACGCCAAAGAGAAGCCTCACAACTTCGAAGCCCTGAAGGACTTGGTTGCAAGCGGCACCGGCCTCTCTGTGGAGGAGGGGGTGATGGATGAGACCACCACAAAGGCGTTGGGCCTGATGGGTGTTCCATTCTATCTTTCCGACCTCGCGGAAAAGCGGGGCCTGAAATTGGTTGTTGATGTTCCTGAATACATCGCTCAGTTTGTTCAGCCCACCTACGCCAAGTGCGTTGAGGGTGCCTGGGACAGCGAGAGTAGTCAGGTAGCCATTACATCTGCTCTGTCAACTGCACAGACCTCTTTGATGAGGGAGCATGGGTTCAGGTTTAAGAAGGTTCGTCAGTATGCCGTGAAGGCCGCTGCACCGAAGCATTCCAAGACCCCAAGCAACAATGTGGTTGAAGGTCAGTAATATTCTATGTTAGTGGTGGGGGCGTGACTTTTGTCGCGTCCCCACCCTACTCTGTTTTTTATCATTAATGACAAGTGGGTGGTTGTCAGTGACAACCCCAAAGCTGTCACAGAAATCCAGGTTTAACGGCTACTTACAGCAGATATCTGGTATAAGTGTGTTGACAACCAAATGTCTGTCACCCTAACACACTTATTCCCCGAAGGAGGTTTAATGGCAGCACATGAGCTTTTGAACATCCGGGCTGAACCTCACATCCAAGTGGTTTGCCATCCTACCTCAAATACCAGTCGCTGGTCTAGAAATGATTTCATAGACCCTGTAGATGGTGCTCCCTGGGATGAGCAAGATTTAACACCAATTGAACGTGGGCACGTATACCTTTGGAAAGAGGACAACGAAGCCTGGGTACATATCTATATGCCTTTTAGAATAATGGATGCTGAAACAGCTACCCTTCTGAAGGGATGTAAAACATACCGAAGTACACCACCCTTCGTAACAGGTAAACAATATGCGCTAGACAAGTTAGCCAGAAACCCTAAAAGCTGCTTACATACATTTAAGTTTACTAGAGAGTTTCTGACTACCTTTAGAAGTCGTATAGCCAGTCTTGGTGGGTTACTTGAGAAAGATGAAGTAGATGTAACTTCACTCATAGGTGGTATCCAAGAAGCTAGAGCAACCGTTCAGGAAACATCCAACGGTATTGCACTGCTAAGAGAAAAGTATTGTTCAGCATCAGGGGACCCTGTTGACTCAAATGAAAAACTACAGGAAGCCCTAACAGCATTCTCCAATTCAAGGGAGAGGCTGGTATCCATAGGAGAAGAAAGAGTAATCCTAGGGAAGATGCTTGGAAGATTAAAGTTAGAGGCTGGTAGAAAGACAGCCTATATAGAAGCGAATGAGTGGTTTACGACTCTAACAACTGAAATGGACACCCTAAGAAGGACAGACTTTGACAGGTTAGAGAGAGAAGCTATTCACAAGCATAGAAGAGACTCTGGAGAGATTGCTACTACTGCCAGACCCTCAACCTTAATGGCTCTGGGAACAGAGCTTCAGAACCTGAAGCAGTACTATCCCAGTCTACAAAAGTTGACGGCAGTCTCTGACCAAATCTGGTTAGAGCTACCAGGGATTAAGATACAACTGCTACCAGATGGTTCTGTAACGGTTGTTGGGGACCCTGCGGCATTAAAACCTTTCATTGATGGATCTACATCAGTAAAGGCGCAGGGTAGGAGGAGAAGAGCAATCTATACAAAAGGAGATGAGTAAGGATGGGTGACAATAACTCTGTTGTCACCTACCGCCGAGCGGAAAACATCCTCTAAATATAGGTAAACACTATGTTTTCAGTTGACAGGCAGGACTTGTCATTGACAATAAGTATGTTGTCAAAAAGCATGTTTGCTGAGACCTTTGGGTGGATATTGCTACAAAAGGTAAAACTAGAGGATTATTACTATTGCTCGGCTATTGCGGTATTATCCCGTAGTAATATCAACTTAATAATACAATCACTGAGATCGAAGTAAGGAGAAACTAATGACGCAGCGTCAACTACGTCTGAAGAAGTTTAATTTTGACGACATTGAGAGAAACGCAGACGGCTTCCAGAATTGTCGGAAGGCTAATGCATTCGAGGTCGCAGAGCTACGCGACTCTATTAAGCGGGACGGCCTTCTGAACCCGCCCATCGTCCGAGTATATAAGGACGAGGATGGGGCTGAGAGGCTGGTTCTGCTCGCAGGTTATCGTCGTTATCAAGCTATTTCTGAGGAGCGTGCTGCTCTAAAGGAGGCGAACGAGGATACAAGTAAATTCTATGACCAAATCCAGTGCTCGGTATTTACCGGGTCCTTGGAAGAGGCTCTCGCGCTAAACCTGAGTGAAAATATGCAGCGAAGTTCGCTGAATCACGCAGACCAGTGTGAGGCGATTGCCAAGCTCGTTGATCGAGTTGGGCATCAGGAAGAGGTGGCAGCTATGCTATCTGTTTCACAGCCTCAGGTAAGTGTCATGACCTCGACCTACCGAGGTTTGTGCAAGGAGGCTTTTGAAGCTCTGCGACACGGGAACATCCGACTTACCCAGGCTAAGAAGCTGTCACGGGTATTGAAGGAAGATGGAACTCCTGATGTTGCTAAGCAGACAGAGATTCTTGAGCAGATCTTGACTACGGAAGACAAGGGAATCCCTGCAACCGAGCAGCGGAAGCGAGCAAAGACCTACAGGTCTAAGCGAGAAGTTGAAGAACTTCGTACTCTCTTGGCGACCGCTGATGCTGACGGTGTTGATGAAGAACATCGTCGTTCCTTGGCCCAAGTAATCCGTTGGTACTTTTGTGAGCTAGATACGGAAGATATGTTGTATCGAGTTGACGAGGCCGATGGTGTGGTCGTTGAGGAAGAAGCCCCAGCACCCGTGAAGAAAAAGCGTCGAAAGAAGATTCGAGTAGGCGAATAAATGAGGTCGGTCGAAGAACTCGACCTTCTGATTCGTGCTGCCTACCCGGCCATCTTTGTAGTTTCCTACGAAGAAGGTCGGGTAGAGCAGTGCTTATCAGGAATAATCGAGAGACGGAACAACAAGCAGGGGTTGAATTCCAAATTACATGTTTGGTCAATCACTGAAGGTTGCCGTTGCGGTGAAAATGTTCTTTCAGAACTCGACGGACCTCTAGATGTTCTGGATTATATCCAGGGGTATAGAGAATCCGGCGTATTCCTATTACGAGACTTTGCTAATTTTCTTAACACCGGACCAGAGTATTTGGTTCAGCGTAAGCTGAGAGATACCCTTTCTAATCTAGGCCCAGGAATCAACATCGTTATTGTTGACTCTGAGCTTGAGATCCCGCCTCGGTTAGAGAAGCTTATTGCAGTAGTTGATTTTGATCTACCAAGTATTCAAGAGCTAAACGGGACAGCACATCTTTTGATGGCCGACTGTGCAGCCACGGCAACCTTGCAAGAGGACGCTAGAAACAACATGGTGGACATTGGGTCAAACGCAGCACTCGGACTAACATTGGCTGAAGCCGAAAACGTCTTTGCGAAGTCTCTAGCCCATGCGAGCATGCTCGACCCCCAAATAATCATTGAGGAGAAAAAGCACATCATCCGAAAGAGTGGGGTGCTCCAGTTCTACGATGTTGACAGAGACATGAACTCTGTTGGGGGGCTTGAGAATCTGAAGAAGTGGCTGCACCAACGGGGCGGCTCGTTCAGTGAAGAAGCACGAGAGTACGGACTACCTAACCCACGCGGAGTTCTTATTGTAGGAATCCCAGGAACAGGTAAAAGCCTTGTCTCAAAGTGCATCGGACATGATTGGGGTATGCCCGTCTTAAGGATGGATGTAGGCTCGCTATTTGGCTCGCTAGTTGGTCAATCAGAAGCGAACATGCGAAAAGCCCTTAAAACTGCTGAGGCCTTAGCGCCTTGTGTCTTGTGGATTGACGAGCTTGAGAAAAGCCTAGGAAGTTCTACAGGAGTCTCCGATAGTGGGACGACCGCAAGGGTCTTCGGTTCCTTCCTGAGTTGGATGCAAGAAAAGACATCTCCGGTGTTCGTCGTTGCAACAGCAAATGATGTATCGGCACTTCCACCAGAGATGTTGCGTAAAGGTCGCTTTGATGAGCTGTTTTTCGTAGATCTTCCGGGGGAAGAAGACCGGGAGTCTATTATCAATATCCATCTTGGTAGATACGGTAGAGACCCTTCCGTTTTAACTGGGGATTACCCCGGACATGACACTGGAATGGCCGCACTAGTCGATGCCACAGATGGTTTCTCTGGCGCTGAGCTAGAGCAAATTATTATTGATGGTATGTATAAAGCTTTTCCTGAAGGAAGAGATCCTACAGCAGACGACTACCTATCAGCCGCTGTTAACACAGTTCCACTTTCCGCCACTATGGAGACTCAAATTGAGGGCCTGCGTAAATGGGCGGCTGGTCGAGCTATAATGGCAAACGACAACTCCCAAAAGGAGATTCGTAAACCATCGAGTAAAAAGACCAGAAGGAGAATCATGAGTTGAAGAAGTTTCGCACTGGGGTATGCCAGTTAGATGAGGCACTGTTTGGGGGGTTCCCGATTGGTGTGTCTGAGATTGTGGGTGGTGATGCTTGCGGCAAAACCTCCCTATGCCTTAGTGTGATGCGTGAAGCTTCAATTGATGGTCACCCGACTGCTCTTGTCTACACAGAAGGCTTGCCCGACAAAGTATATTTTAGTGACGCTGGTCCTACGGACTGCGTAGTCGTGTCACCAAGGTTTGGGGAGGCAGCTATTGAAGCTGCTTTCTCTGCCTTGGTGCACGGCGCTAAAGTTGTCGTTATCGACAGCATTTCCAACCTAGAAACATTTACTGAATTGAATTACGCTGTAGGCTCAAGAGAGCCTTATGCACAGAAAAAGCTTGTTTTTCATGGCCTCTCCACCCTACGTGAAGAAGCTATTGCGAAGGAAGCGCTCGTGCTTGTTACAAGCCAGCTTCGGGTTCCAATTGGTGCTCTGGTGCCGACACCTGTCTCATCCTTTGAGGGTGTACTTAATAATATATGTGACACCAGGGTTCGTAATCGGAGGGACCAGATAAGAACAGAATATGGGGAATTGGCTTACGCAAAGATAGAATTTTCTGTGTTTAGATCGTTGAGCGCACCGCCAGGAAGCAACGCATATGGATTCATATTTAACCAGAAAGGTTTTGACCGGAACTTTGAGCTTCTGAGGGCTCTGATTGCTAGTGACACACTGCGTCAATCTGGGGCTTACTTTGTTGATCCTGAGGGAAATAACTTAGGTCCAGGGTACTACGAAGCCGCTGAGCAAGTCGGCCAAAATTTTAACAGTTACTGGAGGAGACTCTATGGAAGTCAAAGTGATAGTGAACCCTGACGGGTCAACCGAGATAGAGGTTGATGGGGTCAAAGGCGCGGGGTGTACCAAATACACCGATGCAGTTGTTAAAGCTCTAGGCGGAAAGGTTACTTCAGATACGAAGAAACCTGAATACCATGAGCAAGCAGATGACACTGTTAAGGCGGGGTCATAATGGAAGGCATCGCCCTGATACAAACGGGCGACACCGAGTATGAACGTACTAAAGCACACGAAGGTGCACGGGTCTGGATAAGAGTTACGAGTCCTGACGGTGAAACATCAGCCGACATAGGAATCCTCACGAATAGTGAGGGCATCTCTATTGACGTTTGGGCCCCAGATAGTGACGGGTGCGCAAGCCCTGATGATGGACCAATCATAGCCCCTTGGCTGCTGTGGTCTGATGTTGAGGAGGCCCAAGATGAGGATAGCGGGGATAACTAGAGACAGTTATGTCAACGGTCCTGGGCGTCGTAATGTATTACACGTTCAGGGATGCACCATAGGCTGTCCTGGGTGCTTCAACAAACACACATGGCCAGAGTCCGGGGGTGAGGAGATCTCTCGTCTAGACGCCGCCAGTGCGCTCCTAGCCGGTAACCCAGACGGGGTCACGATCTCTGGTGGAGAGCCTATGGAGCAGTGGTTGGACATCAAGCTGATGATTAAAAGCATGTTGACTTTAAACCGGGGTCCTTCAGATGAGTTCAAGGAACTATCAGTAGTAATATTTACTGGGTGGACAAAGGAACGGCTAGAGAAATCTGGCTATCTGGAAGACATGCGGATGCCGTACTTTATGAATGAAACCCTTGTTTCGATGGTCATTTCTGGGCCATACGTAGAAAAGTTGGCGTGCAACAAGCCTCTAATTTCCTCATCCAACCAAGAGATTATATACATAAATCCTGCTTATGAGCAGACTGATTTAACCAATCTGCCAAGAGTAGAAGTCTCGTGTGGGGAAGACGGCCTTGTTAAGATAACAGGGCTCCCAGACAAGAGTACCTTGGACGAATTAAGGAGGGTGCAATGAGTGCTCTAATTACTTGTGAGACCTGCATGAAAGATCAGAATGCAGTTATCACAGCCCTTGAAAAGCTGGGTGTCCCCCGTGAAGAAATTCAGGTCGCTAGCCCTGGTGAGCTACTTGATCTTGTGGGGTACGGACGACAGTCCGCAAAAGTAGAAATTCTAATTAAGAAGTCATATCACGGTGGTTACGGTGACGTTGGGTTCGCTAAAGGCGAGAACGGGAGTTACCAAGTCTACGTTGATGATCTAGATGATGGTGGTCGATTAGGCGCTAAGGTTGGGACTAAATTCTCATCCGGTGTCAACCAGTGGTATGCAGCCGTTGTTGCTCAGAAGGCTTTGAAGAAACAAGGTCTCGTGACTAAAGTAAAGAAAGACGGTAATAAGATCGTAGTTGTTGCAAAAGGGTAGCCTTGCAATAACTACAGTGCGGGGGGATTTCCTCCCGCACATTTTTAACTAGGAGGTGTGTATGTTTTGGTTGAACCTGTGGAGTGGTACTAAGTCCGCCGCAAAGAAATCGTGGGAGGCGATTAAAAAACTTCCTCATTGGGCCATGGTGGCATTTTTTACCCTAATTGCGGTAGCCTATTGGCTAATCCAGAAGTACGCTTCTAGTCAGAGAAAGCTGAAAGTCCGAACAGAGCAGGTACAAATTGAGAAAAAATTTGCAGAAGCGATGGAGGAAGCATCTGACAAAAGAGAGTCTGAGCGAGCCAAGATTCGAGCGGACTTCGAAAGCGAGAAGAAGAAACTCGAACAAGTCGATAAAGAAATCGATGAAGCTGCCAAGAAGGGCCCCGTGGGGATTGCTAATGCTTGGGCAGAATACCTAAAGGGGAGGAAAAATGAGAAGTCTGATTAGTGTTTATTTGTCTGTAATGTTGATCGTCTTGTCTATGCCTGCAACGGCATTCGCACAAGAGTGTGAAACCCCTACCGCTGTTACGTCACCATGTAAGGGTGTACTTCTCCCAACGTCAGCCGCAGAAGAAGGTCTTCGCTGTCTGCGCATGGATATTCCGAAACTCAAGCTAGAGCTTAAATACAACCAAGACCTCTTTTTAAGTCAGAAAAACTACTATGAGCTTGTCTTAAAAAGCGAGAGGCAGCGGTCTCTAGACTTGTCAAATCAGATAGACGTTCTAATGGCTAAGCCGATACCAAAACCATCAGTATTTGAAAGCCCGGTATTTTGGACCATCGTTGGGGTTGCTATAGGCGCAGGTGCCACAATTGGTATAGCGTATTCTCTGCCTAGGAATTGACCAGCAGTACGGACAATAGATATTTCCGTCCGATTGGTAGAAGTAAGACTCGCAGTGGTTGCACTGTCGGGTCATCTACTTTCTTCGGCGTTTACTTCAGCTTCCCTAGTAGCCCACTAAACTTATCTTTAGCGTAACCAAAGAGTTTGCCGATAGCGTGTGTGCTGCCTAGAAAATAAGAAATCGGGGCCACCGCTGCGGTGGTCCACATAATCGTATCAAACATAATTTACCTCTTAGTCGGATTAAAGCTGCTTATGATTGTTGATGTCTGCTTATACAGAGCCACATTTAGAATGGCCCCTACTAACCCAACAGAAGCGCCCCACGGCCAGTGAATAAATAACATCCCCGTACCGGCCCCAACAGCTAATGGGATCAACCGGAATATTAGTTGCCAATACCACGGGTCTTTTGAGTTGATATCTGGTCCGATGTACTTCCTGCACGGGATTTTCACAACTTGTGTGATCCCATAGGAAATAACACCACAAAGAAACAACACAATAAGAAGGGTAGAGTACTCCGGTATAGTGCTTGCTGTTTCGAGGGCCTTGTCCATATGTACTCCGAGTTAGTCTAGTGTTCCGCCAGCAGGAGGCGCGAACCCACCTGTTGCGTCTTCTAGAATAGGATGGAGTAACGAAATTTGAGTCTGCTTAATCGGCTGCATTCTTTCGTATTGAATGCCTACGGACTCCTGAACAATGAGACCCTGCGCGTCAACAGCGATAGAGTGCTGAGGCACATAACACTGATCAAGGTACACAGAAGCAACGTTGTTCTCTGCGTTATCCTTAAAGATAAGCATGAGACCGAGCGGCTGACTGAATAGGTCCGAGGCCAAGTTCAGGAACATGTTCCCGTAGCCAGGAGGAACTTTCACAGAGTGAAGGGAGCTACTGACACCAGAGCCCGTGGTAGTAAACGGGGCAATACCCGCGCTAGTCGGAGAGCCTGAAAGACTATCGATAGCATAACCACCGGGGGAGTTATCATCGGCTGTGTTGTAGTAAGCGTACAGAGCCCTGAGAAGGGAGGGTCCGTGGTACACAACGCGACCTAGAGACAACTGACCAACACTTCGACCGGAGATGAAATAGCTTCGATCAGAACCAATTTCAAAGATACGGCTGATGGCCTTGTTCTGCGAGAGAGCGACATTCTGCGTTAACCCGATTGGGAAAACTGCCGCATCTTCTACAGACGCCAATTGAGAGAAAAATGGGGGTCCTGCACATACAAGGATAAACTGCCCGTTTAGGAAGTTACCTTCTCGCAAGCCACCCTGCACATGAGTTTTGTACGGTGACCAATCACTTAATCCGGGCATTTCAAATCCTCCTAAACGGGTTTATTCCCTAACTATTCAAAGAAAACTACCGTGACGGATTCTGTACCATCAGCGGTAAGGCTACCTGCGTCTACGCCAGCGCCAATATCGATTATATAAGCCGCACCACCGCCGCCGCCTGCGTAAGTAACGGCGACGCCCGCAGTGGCAACATCCACGCCAGCAGCACCGGACACAGCGATAGTATGAGTCCTAGGCAGAAAGGGTAAGACCCCCTCAATAGTTCTAGGCGAACCTGCAACAACAGTCACAGCGTCATAAGTCACTGGGCCAACAACACAAGATCTTGAACCTGTTTGCGTCGTACTGGCTGCGGGAAGAGCAGGGAGATTAAACTGGTCGCCCCCGTCACTAAGGTTGTCCGCCAGGACAATATTGGCAGCGGGAAACCCAGCGGTCTCTGTCCCATCTGGGCCGAGACATGTAATGGGCATGTCATTAGCACCAGGAGCGAGCGCCCCAATGGGCTCAGTACCATTCACAAGAGCGCAAGGAGCGGTTCCAGCATTATCTAAAATGCCATCAGTTGCTCCGGTTCCAGCGCCATTAATAGCGTTCCCCAGGTTGGCCAAGCTTGTCTGAGCATCGCCGCCAATAAGAACACCGATGAAAGCATCGTTGCTCATCTGTCCAGCCGCGCCACGAAATTCATAGGTGTCCGCGCCAATGCTTACAGTGTCACCAGCCGTAGGAACCACGTCCATATGGAGGTTTGCTCTAAGAGCAGCCCCGGTAGTTTCCGCTACCGAAAAAGCTCCATCAATATCACTATAAAGGTCATCTAACGCTTCCGCGATAGTCCCATCACGAAACTTCTTTCCTGACGGTCTTCTTGCTGACCCAAAACTGCTGCTTCCCATTGTAACACTCCTTCGACTTATACGACGATTGTAATCTTGATTCTATTGGCCGGGTAAAATGGCGTAATAGAAATCGTTGCTAAAATTTCATCCGGGCTATTAGCGGACTGCTCTAGAGAATCTAGAGTAGCTCTCGCCACCACGGAGCCTGCCACACTAGCCAAAGCCGCTTGCGCTGTGAGCGAAACAGTCTCTAGCAATTGTTGTGTGATGTTGTTTCTTCCGATGTAACGACGAAGCTGGGCTCGGATGAGCTTGGCCACGAAATCAACCGCTTTAAGAATAGACAACTCACGCGACTTCAGAGAAGACACGTCCGTTGTAAGCTGATGGCGTGAAGCCATTGGGGCTCCAGGGGTATCCTGAATGACCCAGTAGATACCGCCAGCCGCAGCAGTTGCCATTTGATTCTCGCTGAAAATATCGCTTGAACCAACAGGTCTTGTGAAGCCAACCATCGGCAAATTGGTAAACGGTTGAGATGGGTTCTGCTGGCCAATCATGCCAGCAATACCAGCACACAAGAAGTGCCCCGGAACCAATACCTCTAGACCATTTACGGTGGTCCCAACCTGCTCGGGTTGAACCATAACCATTCTTCGATTCTGAAACCCGGTAGGTCCACCAGCAATCTCTGCAAGAGTCTCACAAGCCTTGAGCTTCCCAGCGGTTCCGCTCATGTCAATTGCCGCCTGACGAATCTTAAGGGTGCAAAGCTCCCCATCGGATTCAAAAGTAGACAGATTCGCAAGAGCGTCAGTACCCGTTCGGTAATAACTATCATCATTACCGGAAGTAGCTGGACCAAAGAGGCCAGGAACGTAAACATCGCCAGTTTCAATAACTACCGTGTCCGCTGAGGGCGTCCCGGTAATCAAGTACCTAAATGCATCACCTTCGCGGTCTACGTAGATACCGTCCGAGGGGAGGTATGAGGAACCATTCCCGCCACCAAGGACACTACCGCCAGCATTTGTCTTTCCATCAATAGCCATCGGGATATTGAATGCAGCCGCAGCAGCCTCGTCAGCGATGGTGAGTTCAAACTTACCGCCACCAATGTCAGAGAGCTTGAAGTCTGCCGAACCAACCAAGGAAGATCCTTCTTCGGTTGGGAGGGAAGGACAGCATAAGAACATTCGCTCATGCTTGGCCAGAGGCTCAGACGAATCCGATACGTGAAGACTAAACTTCTTGAAGACTTCCATGTCGTCCGTCATCGGAGCAAGAGCATAGACTTCGTTGAGGGCCAAGAAATCAAGGGCCTCCGCGTATGCCTCTAGCGTTCCGTTTGGAGCGTCTGGAGTCACGTTACTAACACCGAACGCGCTAACGTTAATGTTAGAGGTATTCAAGAATGCGAGGTAGAGACCGAAAGCCAACGGGTTAGAAGGATCAATAGGACCAATGAGGCTTTCAACCTCGGAGGCACTAGAGAACACCAAAAGACCTGGGTTAGCAGTATCGGCTGTAACATCCTTACGGAGAGCCTTTACCTGAGCATAAACAGGAGCACTCGACCCCGCTGCCGCGATGCCTTGAGCATTTCGGTTAACACCGGGCTTGATTGAGTAGACCTGGGTTAGATCATTAAACTCTGCTTCTGGTTCAGGTCTAATGTTGTTACCAGCGTCATCGGTGGTTCCACCAATAAGGTTCTCTGCAACAACATACCAACCATCAAGATGTACGCCCTTTTCAGCGGCGAATTCAGAGATGACCAATTCCGCTCCAGGGAATCCGCCAGCAATTGCCCAGTTGTTAACTTGAACAACTCGACCTAGGACGGAGCCCTTATTCCAGAGCATATCACTCGTCATAACCCGATTGCTTCGACCGTGGAAAAGACGCGAGGTATACGAAGGAGAAGACTCTCCGAATGCACAGGGCCAACTTCTTGTGTAAGAAATCGTTAGCGCAGAAGCGGGCGTAAGAGCAAAAGAGCATGGGAGAGCGTTTGCAGGAGCGCCGTTTTGGTTCTCACCAGCAAACGTAACAGCCACGTCCCCCGTAGAGTATTCAGCCAGACTTAGATCAAAACCACGGTTAAGCGGCGTTCCAAGCTGTGCACCACCAAGGAAGTACTCAGACATGACTCCAGCGGAAGTTGTGTCAGGAGTGTTCGCTGGGCAAGGACCAGTTAGGTCACTGGTTGAAGACTTCACCTGGAAGGAGTTGCCTGCGCCATCATCCTTAATAATAAGGGTGGTTGCTTCAGTCACTGCCGTGACAGCCGTTCCCGTGGTCATGCCTGCACCCAACAGGGCAGACAATTCAGCGTTGGCTGTTTCAAATGAACAATCTTCTCCAGCAGCGTGGGTAGTAGAGGTTCTGGTAATACAGATCCTACCGTTTGCTTCGTGACAAATAACTTCGCCACCAGTGTTTCCTGCCGCCTGAAGCTGGGTGTCAATCTCTACGATCAAGTCAGCAACGGTTGCGCTCCCACCGGAGACATTTCCAGCAAGGTCTAGGTTGATTACATCGTTACCCGTTTGGGTTGTAATCGTACAAGGTACTGCGGCTCCCCAAGTCATACCGGCAGAAGCTGCAAGAACATCTGCGTCACTAACTTGGCCAGAGCGGAGAGACGCCAATGCAAGCCCATCGACCATCATGGTCAAGGAGCCATTCTGGATGGCTGTCTCACCAAGTGATTGGGCAAGAAGGTTGTAGTCGTTTCCGATACCACCCGATACCAAGAATCTACGAGAGGCGTGAGCCTGTGGGGGCGTAGCCGCATTTGCGAGTGCCACCTGCGCAATGGTGTCAGACCCACTAGCAAACCCACTCCACAGTCTTTCAATGACTGCTGCATTCGGAGAGGAAAGCTCGATTGTGGAGTCGTGACCATTTTGAGACACAGTGTTAATCCGCAAAGCACTAATCGTCTCGCCCAAGGCGTTAACGACGTTTTCATTAGTGCATCCACCGATACCGGCTAGAGCGTTATTGATAGTGGTGTTTACCTGTGCGCCACCCGTAAGAGTGATTGCCAAGGGGACTGCACCATCAATAGATACATTGAGGATTTCACCGCCTAGGCCCAAAGCATCTGCGGTAAGGTTTCCTACCTCGACAGCGCCACAAACCCAAGCCATCCGGTCGTCGTCGCCACTAGCAGGCCCACCGGCATTGTTGCCGTCTACCCCAAAGTTGATTGGGTCGGCTCCACCGTGAAGGTTCAAGGTGTGAGCACCGCCAACCCACGGAGCGGGAGCCTGACCAGCAGCGAAGCCTCTAAAGGATTCTGCATCTGGTCCGGGCGCATAAGTGATAATAAGGTCAGAGGCAATCGAGGCCGTAAATGCCGGGTCCTCTAACGCAGCGCCCAATTGAGCAAACGTATGTGTCTCATCACAATTGATTGTCAATGTGCCAGCAGGGTTCCAAGCAACGGTCAAATTCGCGTTCTCAGCGAAGACAACGTTAATGGCATTACCAGCCGCACCAACCCAGTTCCCGATATCTGCGGGGGTTTGGGTGGCAAGGTATGTTTGGAGCCCAAGAGCTTCAACATGCAAGAAGTTTTCACCACTCACATCAGGCCAAGCAACAAGACTGGACGGGTATTGTGCGCTCAGGCTGTGCGCCAAAGGAATAGTGATGCTGGCAGGGGTTCCTGGGTTGCACAATGTGTTTGTCTTAGAGCCAGTTCCAGGCTTGCCCCAAAGGACAGTCTTACCATTAGCAATCACAGGCTGGTGAGCACTGGAGGTGGCGTTACCGCCGCCATCCGTGGACTCGCCAAGAGTAAATGCATTCCAATTGGTTGCACTATCGGTCGATAGCTCGGACAGACTATTAGCAAAGAATCTATAAACAGTAATATCGTCGCCTGCCCAGACGCACTCATCAGCGCTAGTCATGGGGGAGGGCATGCTCGTGTAAGGGATATTGTAGGCGACGTTCGTGTAGTTCGTCTGTCCCGTAATATTAATCCCCTCAAGAGCGTTCATCTGAACGATATCATCGGGTCCTGCGCCATAAGCGGAAGACGCTGCGCCAGCAGGGTGCGCCTTTAGCAGTACAGCAGCGGTTGGTCCCTTAGCGTTCGTTCTGAACACAAGCCTGCTTGGTTGAGCAACACCGTCTACTACGCCGGGAGTGATTTCAGCGATAGCACCAGTAAGTTGCTTATTGATCGTGTTGACGACCAAGGCAAAGCTCATGGAGAAGTCACCATTAACTGCCGCAGGCATGCTAATGATCTGATCTGCGCCATTATTAACGGAAATAATGAACTCACGACCGCGAAGATTCAGCGGTTCGTTCAGATCAGCAGTGCTGACTGCACGGGCAGCAGTTGATACTGATGCCTGTGGGTTAAGAGCCCCGTCTTCATCGATTGGGTCAACAATCTGAAAGCAGGGCCCAACGATGCAAGGCACCAGTGCTGGTGTCAAGACGGTGGGCGATTCTACGATGATTTCCTGGGAAATCTCTACGCCGGGTCGTGGAAGCGTTGCCATATTTATCACTCCTGTTGGGGCTCTATTCCAAACCCATATGTAGATTAACCGATCTCATTAATGAGTAGAAGTCCTTCTCATCAGCAGTTACTACATCCTGAATATAGAAAGGTATAATTACTTGAATCATCTTCCATTCTGGGGACGATGATCCTGGAACTAGGGCTCCCTGCTGACTTTCTTGTGTCAAAGTTATGCTGTTACTAATTGCGTGTATTCTTCCAAGCCTCTGAATGGAGGCCTTAAACACAGGGATCATACGAAAAATAAAATAAGCGAGGTTTTGGGCCTCTAAACCCTCTCTGGCTACAATACTTAGTGTCATTGAGGTACCAATAATATCTGTATAAGTCTTCGCTGGGGAGTCCAAACTATGTTGGATTGATTGCCCCATTGATGTGCCTGCCCAAGTAGCCGGTCCTCGGGCTGTGGCAATAACTGGACGAACATTCGTCTTCTCGATCTTATCAGGGTTTTGGTCGGTTATAACAATCTCTGTTTCATCCATATTAGCACTCCAGCGGTAATGACCACTAGGTCGAGTGCGAAACAGTCCCTGCAACCAAATAAGCCACGCTCTAGTTGCCACATGAAGACAATCATCTGGCACTGAGAATGGGGTCGGATCGGTATTTATTTTTGTGACAGACGAAGTCATAGCGCTACCTGCCCCTTACCGAACACATTATCAAGAACATTAGAAAGCTTCGTGCTCTCCATTGTCTGTGGGTGTGTATAATTTCTTTCGGGCGAGGCTACCAAATCTTTTATTTCTTCGTCAGTCAAGTTTAGCGGAATTCGATATTCTATATCTGAGGTAGGTACACGATGGATAGCCACTTGCTGCCGAATTAGTGCGCGAGACTTCTTCACCTTTGCAAGTGTTGAAGCGACTCTCCATCTAATGTTTTCGGCCTCAATAATCAAATCGCCCTCTGAGATTTCCGGGTAGTTGCCCAACATGAGAGTTGTATTCTCTGTTTGGACCTCTCCAAAGTTCGCATGGATTGTTTGTTCATTTGGAGAAACAATCATTCCATAAGTTTGTACAGGAGCATGATAACCCCCAACCCAGCTTGTGTCGTAGCACGTAGCGCAACCTGATCTAGTTCGTCTTTGCGCAACACGGTCCCAACATAGCGCACAGCGCCCTCCGGACTGTTTTTTTGGAAAAACCCAGATTTTTCTTCCTGAAAATTCTTTCAATTTTAGGTTATTTAATCTTGCCATTTCCAAAGCAGCGAGATCCGGCATAGCCGCTAATTTTACCCCACCCACTTCTGGGTAGACGGCCTGCTCTGTGCTGCCACGCTTTTGAACCCGGACACGGTAGTAAACTTTATTATAGTAGTTTTTGTGTCCGCGAACTGATGTGTCTCTTACGTGGTACCGGTCAATAATTGGGACGGTCAGATCATAGTACGGCCCAAACTCATTGTCGGATCTCTCGACAACAAATTCATAATCGCTAATATCTTCGAAACTAGGCTCGATGTCCCAATAGACATCTAGATGACCTAGGTCAAAGCTGCGAATACGTATGTTTGTGACCTCTAACAATTAAGCCGCCTTCTTGCTCTTCTTATCCTTAAGAATTTGATTAAGTGCTACAGCACCGCCTGTGACTCCACCCCCAACTGCGAGGGGCTTCTTGTGTTTACGCGCCATGTCCCCAAGTCGCTTAGCAGCGGACTGAGTTCCTTTGATGGCTGTCTTTCCAGCAGAACGCTTACCGAGAGCTTTTGCTCCGAGTCCTAGCCCAGCTAAACCAGCCAAGCCAGCAAACCCGCCAGCTACCTGCTTACGTGCGCGAGACGAATCTTTGGCTGCTTGACTCACACCAGCCTTGGCGCTTTCTACGCGTTCGTTCTGGCCAGCGATAATCTTCTTCTTTCTTTTCTTCTGCGAAGTAGTGCCTTTGTTGGCCTTAGGTCGATTCTTCGCAGCCTTCTGAGCTTTCGCTAAACGTTCAGCGGCATCGGACTTATGTTTTGGTCCAACCTTTCCGATGAATTCAACAAGCTTTTCGGTAAGCTTTTTCTTGGCTGCATATTTTTCTAGTGCGTTCATTATAACCCCTATTACCGGATAACGACTTGTGCGTCACCGCTGTTTTTTCTTCCCTTAAGTAGTGCTAATGCACCAAGGCCAGCGGCACCACCACCGATAAGCATATTCCGATTGTGTGCTTTTGCTGCGGCACGAGAAGCGCGTGTAGCCTTAATGGCTCCAGCAGCACCCATGCCCATACCCAATAGTTGTTCCGGGCTAGTAAGCCCGAGATTCTCCAGACCCTTATATATGCTAGAGGGGGAGATCTTTCCGTCTGCGCCTTTTACTGCGGTCATGATCTCAGAAGCCGTGCTTCCAAGACCTGTAGTTCGATTCATACTTCTTGATTTTTCAAAGGCCTTAACAAGAGTGTTCCGTTTGCCCTCAGCCACCGCCATAGCATCATCCCAAGCCTTGAGCGCTTCAGGACTTTTCTTGGCTGCTGCGGCCCTAGAACCCTGCTGAGCAATAAAATCGTCAATATATCCTTGGCCCTGCTTCCGGGCTCCCGCTAAACCTGGGTCCCAAAAGTTTTGCCATTTAGTAGCGCCAGATCGGTATTTCCTAGCAATAGCCCCACCAACGTCTTTTACGGGCTGTGGGACAATCTTGCTTCCCGCGCCTTTCAATGCTTCGCCTATTTGACTCCACCGAGATGCCTGGGGCTTGAGTCCGAGCTTTGCTCCCTCTGCGGCAGCAGAGCCAACAGCGTGTGCCTTGGTCCCCGCACCAACAGCACCCTTAGCGGCTCTAGCGGCTGCGCTGAATGGGTAGAACGCCTGTTTTTCTAGTAGGGCATTGGTGAGAATAGCGGCTTGATCAGACTTTGTTACGGAGGAGGTCTTCACCTTCTTCTTCAGAGCGGGGAGTACCGCAATCTTCTTGTCCGGAACCTTTTGGTCTTTTACAGAAACTTCTTTGTAGCCCTTGCTCTTTGAGGGAGCCCGAACTGGTGTTCTTGCCTGACCAGAGAGGGATACAGGCTTTACGGCCTTAGCGGAAGCAGGTGCTTTCTGAACGGGAAGTTTTACCGAAGTAGCTTTCTGGCTCGCTAGTAGCTGCCTAATTTTATCTCGGGACTCCGAGCGAACCTTCTTCGACTGCTGCTTGTTTTGGGCGTTGTGTCGGACCTTCACGCCAGCCGTCTTCAACTCAGTGAAGAAGTCTGCGGCAGCAGCGAACTTTTCATCCGTGTCTGTTTCTTGCTGTAGTAACTTTTCAAACGGGTCCATCAAAGCCTCCTACAGTCTCGCACTAAATGCGGAGTCATACATCATGACGCCAATAGACATTGATGCGGTTGCGCCACCATTTGGATTTACAAATCGGAGCGCAATCCCTCCCGGAAACGGGACCAGTGTATCGAAAATGTTTGTCTGGGATTCCGCAAGATCAAACAAAATCTCCGAGGCGTTCCCGGAGCTAATTCCCTGGCGCACTATTGGGAGAGCCGTTTCGTCCACTACCGCCCCGTTGTTAATGTCTGCGTTTGTCCCAGGAATTGCTGCAACAACTGAGATAGTACAGTTGGGGGCTACAGACGGGATAGAAATAGCAAACTTCGTATAATGCTGTGAGTTGGGGACTACAACATCAGTCGTGTCGTTACCCGGAGCGGTAACAGTGACCGATACTCTTTGTTTGTTAGGAATAGTTGGCATCGTTATCTCCTAAGAATCCAACTGAGAAAAGTACCCGTTGACGAGCGCGTATTCAGAGGAAACAGCGGAGCCATTCAAAGCCTCGCCAAGGTTAATAGCCTGCTTCAGACGAAACTTCTTTTGCTCATAAGTTTGTGTGAAGAGATTCATCCAGTTCATTAATTGGGGCCCCTTATCGGAAACACTTACCTGCACTCCTTGGCCGTCTGAATAGGACATATGATTCCTAGTCTGTAATAGCCCAACGGAGGTAATAATATTAATGATTGAGCCGTTTATTAACAATGATATTGACGGAAAATTGGCCACAGTAAAAGTACCTAAAAGAGGGGGAGTCATATTGAAGTCGTCTATGCACTCCATTATCGCAAATGCGATCTCCCTGTCGGAGGTCTCTCGGCCCTCAATTAGTCGATTAAGCTCAGGAAAGTCGCGCATCTTGGCGCGGATAAGCGAGATAGTATTAAGAAGCTCCTTAGGCAGACCCTCGGACACCGTCTTTTCCGGACCCGTAATATTGCTGTTTGGATCTTTTGGGTCATTCGCCACTTCTTACTCTCCCCCGGCCTCTTCGATTTTCTCGATAAGAACTGCCTTTGTCTCGCTACCTGTAAGAGAGATTCCCATATTATCAGCTAATGATACAAGCTCACTTTTCTTTAACCCGGATGTGGAGACCGGAGCTTTTCCGCCTTCCCATGCCTCATCAACATCTTTCGTCTCTGGGTCATCTGGAACAAATTGACCATCTTCGGTTCGCGCCCTCACAGGCTCGGGTACTGTTGATGCTGATTTATGCGCCTTTCGACGCTTACGGTTTCCTTCAGGGTCCTTTGTGTGGACAGAGATAATCCCTAAGTCCACAAGGGTTTTCAGTGAAGCAAGTACTTCTTCTGAAACCTCGCAAGAATCCCCAACGCGAAGACGTTTATCTCCTAGCCTAAAAGATCTAGTGAGGCAGCGGATATACATTATTCATCCTCAGACTTTCTGCGGCTTCGTCGGGAAGAGCGCTTCTTGGGCTCCTCCTTCTTTTCCTCAGTCTTCTTAGAGCTAGCTTTCTTCTTGGCTGGCTTTTCCGGGGCCTCTTCTGGGGCCTCTTCGGGAGCCGCTTCCAATATAACCGCGCCTTCATCCGACTCGTCACTTTCCGGGGCCATCTCAATTACGATGGGGCCTCCGGTGTCCTTGGAGTCCTCGGGTGGGGATGTAGGCACGGGCGGCTCTGGGGAAGGGGCATGTAAAGGAATCTGAGACTCGACTTCAGCAGTCCCCCCCGTTGCCTGCAATGCGATAAGGCCCTCTAGGGCGTAGGTGTCGATGACACTTTTGTGTGCGGCGTAGAAGCTATCATTAATAATAATGGACTTGCCGATTTGTAGGCGTCGCCCCCCGATCTTAAACCGAACTGCTGCTCGTCTAATATCCGGGCCTCTTCTTCCCCGATTCCGCTTATTGGGGTCTCTACGGGAATTAACCAGATTTGTAACTTTGTATGGCATCGCCTATCTCCAATAATAAAAAAATATGAGGTGAAGTGCCCCCCAGCCGAAGCCAGGGGGCACCCACCAAAGTAGCCTAGAACTGCGCTACAGCAGGGAACGTTTGCCCCTCGTTAACGAGGTGGTTACGCCCGCCCATGTCAGCTTCCGCAACAGGAAGACGTGCAGCACGCGTCACCGCGTTAGTTGCACCACCACCGGCAATAGTCTCGACGGAACCAGTGTAAAGCTCAAGCTTACGAACACCAGCCACGTTTCCGACATACATACCAATGTCTTCCCAAGCCTCAAACGAGATTCGGTTCCGTTCCTTATCGGCGTAGAACTTAGTCTTGTTGAGAACAAGGAAGCCACCCAAATACTCGGGTGCGGTGAAAGCATAAATATTGCCAGGACGAAGAATGTCCGTCTTCAGGGTACGAATGAACTTACGGCCAATAACCGTTTTGTACTTGTATCCATCGACAGTAGTCTCGCCAACAATCTTATCTCCCATATCCGCATGTGCCCAAGCATTCAGGTCCTCGAAGTCAGTGTCAGTCATGAGGAACTGATCACACCGCAGTCGAGAGCCACGAGCACCGCCGCCTGTGAACGTCTGGAACAACTTAATAAAGTCATCCTTCTGAACAGGGAAGACGAGGGCTTCGTCAGCGCCAGCAACATCGTTTGCAGCAACCGTAAGGGCAGCGGCATCTACGCCTTTGACCTTACCAACTTCAGGGATGCCGTTCACGAGCACATTACGTGCCGAGAAAACAGTTGCACCACTGTTGTTGTATGCAGCACCGAACGCGAGGCCCTGTGCATCTTGCTGTAACGACTGGCAGGCCGATTCCATGTGAGTCAAGAACACGCGGTCCTCAATCTCTTGGATATCGTTAACAATGTTACGCTTGATGATCTCCGTGATTGGCATCACGTAGGCCATAAGCTCCTGCTCAGTTTGCTCATAACGCTGCGAACCAACCGTATGAAACGGTACCTCAAAGCGCGGACCAGTGTAGTATCTCACCGTGGGCTGTGCCCGGAATGACATACTCATGGCTCGGCTTTGTGGCTCCACTTCAACGACCTTCACGAGGGTATCGTGATTGACGCTGACCTGGAGGTCCGAACGACTGACGGTCTTCGGGGGGAGGACCTTGCGAGCAAAGCTCTCCTCACGCAGACGGTCTCTAATAAAATCACCGCCAAGAGCAGCAATCTTTTCTTTTCCGGCCTCAGTATCGAGCTTAGAGACAAAAAGCTCGTTGAGGACTTCGCTAGGTACGCTAGACATGATTATCCTCCTTTAAGGCTAGGGTGCACCAGCGCCATCGACCTTGCGGGGCTTATCATAAAGATAGACACCGATAGCTCGATCAGCAGCGGGTAGTTGGGCAGAAGTACGAGTCACATAACCTACCGCCCACCCAGACGTGCCATCGGCAATCGGGGTAAGAAGCAGTCGAGAGGCGTTGCCTTCGACAGCCATTGCGGTATTTTCTGCGACAGACACTAACGTGCCAAGTGGGTAGTTAGCAGCGTTGTTCAACGCCTGAGTGTTATCGGGTGCGATGTAAAGCATACAATCGATATCGATTCCACCATGCGCGAGCACAGCTACGCGAGTATCACCCAGGGCCTGACGATCAGACCGTTGTGCGGAACCCCACACCATAGCCAGGGAAGATCCCTGAGTATCGGCGGCGGTAATCGCAGCATTGTTAGCGCCATGAAACGCTACGCCGGTCGGACTATCACCGTCCTGGGTTACAAATTCACCATCCTCGGGAGCAGCCGCGAGTCCAGAACAATCCACATCACGTGTTTGAACACTTAAAGTAGACGAAATTGGGCTCACGTTCCTACGTCGGGTGGCACTAAAAGCTCCAGCAGCCATTTTAGTTCTCCTTAGTTAGTTAACGTTTACTCATTACTTCCGAGAAGAAAGTTCTCGAAAGCGCTCACTGCACCATCACCGGGCAAATCGGAAACAGATGCAAACGACAGATCGGGTGGGGAAAGAGCAAGAGCTTCCTTGACCACGTTCAAATCCTTCTTAGAAGCCAGCAATGCTGCCACCTTCGTCTTTAAAGGAACTGTGCGATCCGAGAAACCACGAGCATCCATCATGGCCACAACTTCTTCCGCCTCTTCCCGCTTACGGTACTCCTCAAGAGCAGACGCAAGTTTGGTATTTTCCTCCACAAGCTTCCGCAAAGTTTGCGGGACCTGCTTCAGGACTTCCTGGGCTGAGTTTTTATCAATTGAACTCATGATTATGCCTCCTTACCAATCTTAGCCAACAACTTCCTTTTCAGGCTGTCGGTGGCTTGTTTACGAGCCATGGGCCCTTCGCTACCGTGAACATCGCCGGTCTCTGCACCTGTTGAGGCACTCTCGTCAAATTGTCCATCAGAGCTAAGTGCTGCATTCAGCACCTCAGCAAGACTTTGGCCAGCCGAAGCTGCCTTTACCGCCATCTCGCCGTCAACGTCACTATTATCGTCCGTTGAATTCTCCGTGTCGTCAGTCGCGGTTGAACCGACGTTAAAAATTTCTTCCTCAGACACAGGGTCGTCAGAAGAACCGCTATAGAAGTTCTCGCTGTCCTCTGGGGTATCCGCATCAGATTGATCGGACTTATCAGATTTAAGCTCTTTAAGTTTTCCTAGAACACTCTGTAGGAGTTCTTGTTTCTCCTCCTTAGAGTCCTCCATTTTTTGATCTTCCTCAGCTACCGCCTCTTGTTTTGCGGTAATTCGTGCTCTTAGTCGATCTCGTAGCTTACCAGTAATGTCTGTGACATTACTTTCGGGCTCCTCTGGCGGGGCCTCTTCGGCCACCTGCTCGGGAACAGTTAAAGTCGGGTTTCCATCAGAAACAAAACGCCCTGTTACCGGGTCACGGGCAATAGCCTCTTTAATAATTGATACTTTGTCTTTCTGACTGAGTTCTTCAGTAAAAGTTGTATCAATATTATCAACAATAAAATCTACTGCTGAAGCTAACTTCTCTACATACACCGGATCAGTAGCATTCTGCGCGATAGGTGCAGATTCATCGGTCTCGGCCACGGTAGATGAGTTAGACCCAGCAAGTTTTTCAATCAGTTTATTTAGTGAAGACATCCAATCCTCCTGTTGAGAGACTGGCCCCGCCCGGTTGCCCGGACGGGACCTGTACTCAAACTTGCTTAGTGGCCTTACCGTTACGCCTCTTTATAATATTAGCAGCTAATATCGTAAAGAGTGCAGCCTCCGCAGGTCTCTTTTTCAAGAAAGACCAGCTTTTTTCTAAAGACGATCTCCCAACCTTATTACTAAGCTGGAAATGCTTCTTTAGTTTTTTGACTGCATCGGCCTGCATTAATTACCCCTGCAACGCTTGGGCAATTGCATCAACATCGTAACCAGCCTCAGCGAGAAGCTGTCCCGCACGCTCAGTCACGTCAGCGTCAAGCTGCTCGTCATCAATTGCTGCCGAAGACTGCTTAACGGAGCCGGTGTCCAAGAACTCAAGAATTTCGTTGGCACGCTCAATAGCGGTTTCTTCGAAAGCTTGGGCAAACTCAGGATCAACGGTTCCAGCTTCTTCGTCAGAAGCGGTCTTCAGGAAAGCGTCACTGGGACGACCACTTGCGGTCTTCTCGGTGCCACCATGCTGAATGCCGGTAAGTTCGTCGTAGAAAGCGTGCGCCATGGTTCGACCAAGGAAGTCAGCTTCTGCAAGCTTAACCTGGGTGTCCTCATCTTCGCCCGCAGCTTCTACGCCTGCGGTTTTCTCGACACCCTCACCACCCATGGCTTCGCCAAGGATTTCGAGGATATCATCGTCACTGAACTCATTAAGGTCGATGCCTTCGGCCTGTGCAACCTTTTCGAGTTCGTCAATTAAAGCGGCCTCAGCGGTCTTCTCGACGCCTGAATTGGTGTCAATGTTTCCCTGGGTACCGTACGCTTGTGCTAGCAGTTCGTTCATTTTGTTCTCCTTAGAATTAGAACGGTTTCTTGGTTTAACTGCGTCCCAGCATCATCTTTGATAAATGTATTCATCTAGATACCCACGGACTACTAAAACTTAGCCGCTAGGTTGTTCAACGACTTGTTGAACGCCCCAGACGTTTTTAGGTTCATACCCAAACGGGTAAGGCCTACAAACACCGAAGTGGCTAAGATTGGATGTTTCTCGATAAACCGATCAAGTGGGCCTGTGGACTGATGGGTACGCCGTCTTTTAGATTTTACGTGCGCACCGTAAAGATAAGCCATGGGAAGAACACCAACCAACGCTAAAGGCAGCTTAGCTGTTTTTGTTAGTTGTGGTTCCAACATGAATTCATCTTCCAGTCTTTGACCATTAATGGTCGAGAGCAATCCTATATCATTACTTGTAATATGAGCAACAATGGTTCCTATTTTCTCCATTAGCTGCTCGCGATAACCATTGTATCCTGCGGAGATTCTATTAAGAAGCTCCATTTCGTCAGGACTAATATCAATACTTCCAATACTACCTTCTTTACGCAGACCTAGAATACTAGGACTTAGTTGGTCTGTGGAAGTACTTGGGCGTCTAATAATCGTGATCCTCTTCGTAATAACTGGATCGAACATACTACGCTTGGGAATAATGTCCATAAGCATATCTCTAATAGATGACGAAAACTGGTTAGGTGCGCCTATCCTAACACTCCTGTCTACATCATTAGAGGGTGAAAATGTGCAGCCAGCATTATCCAGTCTGTCTGCCAACGGTTTTTTCCCTATCCGAATCAGAATAATTCTCTGGTACTCGCGGGGCTTTAGCACAATACCTGCGGAAGCGGAAGTTGTTAGCGCATTGGCCACAGGGCAACATGCCATCCTAGATAAAACATTTCGAGAAAGGTCTGGCTCGCTTTGAGTGACGCGGGGCATAACCCTAGCAGACATGGCCGGAACCTCTTTTAACATATTAGAGATTTTATTCTTAGCGGCCATTTTCTCTTTTAGCAAATTGACCGCGCTCCCATCCCGAATGCCTGCTTCCTCTGCTGCCAAGGCAGATGAAGAACCGTGGATAGAGGCAACCTTAGCCATCGCATAACTAGTTCTATCAGCACCAATAACAACAAAGCTCAAGTCAAAGAACTTGGGGTTTGGGTTATACACGAAAACCTTTCTGCCATCTGGGAACACTTTCCCCATCATTGTTTTCGTATGGTGGCAGTAGTCAGCCCTAGTTTTAGACTTGTGACCACAAATGGAGCAGACATCATACTTGACTCTACATCCCATGCTCACGGCTGGGTTCTCACCGGCGTCCAGCCTTCTTACGAGATCTCCGGACCCCTCTAACTCTGCTTTTTCGCGGCAAATCTTTAAGATCAATTCCACCCTATGCATCACAGGGTTATACACCGCGTGACAAATTTGCCCTAAAGACCGGTTAATGTCCTTGTTTTTATGGTGTCTGTAGATCCCAGCATTTAAAAAAGTTTGGTGTCCGAAGCCAGTATTGCTCTCTGTTGGGTTCAGCTCCTTCTCTTCGAAGAAATCCCCATTAATATTACTGCCGTAATACTCACCAGCCCCTAGGGCATTAACCAAAACATATAGGTGAGTGTCCATGGACTTAAGCCCACCTATGTAAGATTGAATTTCTGGGTGGAGCGCGTCATGAGACGCAACCTTAACCAAACTGTCAGACGGGTTAATCGCCTGAACAAAGATATTTCCTTCGTCATCTGACCCAGGAAATGTAAGTAGCTTCAGCATCTTACTGCCTCCCTCCCAAAGTTCTGAGGAGGCTCTCTTCTCCCTTGGTTAGCTTGTCTCCGCGCTTGGCTCTGGCTGATAATGCCCTGGCCCACATATGTCTGCTGGCCGTTGTTCCAACGCCTCCGGACAGGCCTTCCGTGACAGCCCCCGTTGGGCCACCAAACAGCAAGCCCATAGCGGCGCGACCCACAGCGTGAGTTTTTGGGGTTATGTAGTACTCGGAGAAACCTTTTTGACCACCCAGGCTCCCCTCATCAGCCGCCTTACCAACAAGCAGGTTTTTTTCTTGTCTTGTGAACCCGCCTCGCCCTGACTCAAGCTTACTCTTGAGGGCTTTTGCATAGATGTCTCTTTCCATATTGGCGAAGATACCACTTAGGCCCCCAGACAAAGCAGCCGTTGTTGCGATTGCCTTATTGCTTGGACCAGCAGTGTTCCTGACCCCAAGGCTTTGTAGAGTCTTATTCTCAAGAATTTTCTTAGCAGCCTTGGACCGCATCCCCTTTCTAAGGGCAAGCATGAGGCCACCGGTTGCTGCCGCAGAACCCAAAGCTTTCCCAGCGGGACTCGTTAAGAATCTCGAAACTGGGTAATCTTGTGAGGTTTCAACTTGCGCCATCTCTACCTATCCTGCGTAGCTCAGAAGTTCCGCACCGGTTCCAGCAAAAGCTCCGCTAAGAAGCCCATCGCCTCGCTTGGAGTCCTTCAGTGACTTCGAGATTTCCGCCAACGTCTTAACATCTACAGGCTGGATTCCCTCGTCCTTGAACTGTAAGGATCTTCTCATGAAAGACCCTGCGACTAGTGGGTCGCTGGCCATTGTCGGATTGAACTTATAGAGCGTTCTAAAAATGCGCTCTACGTCCCTTTTTGGCTCTTTCTTCAGAGAGGGGTTTTCGTCCATCATATTATTGAAATACTTCTTTTTCTTCAATGGATTAGACACAGCATCCCCAAGTCCCTCAACAGCTTTTAAGCCACCAGCGATACCAGCGGCTCCCGCACCAAACGCCAGAGCCTTCCGGCCAGGAGTGCCTTCACCAAGAAGCTTTTTCATCAGGGTTGGCTTCTTCTTAAAGTACTTAGCCGCAAGAACCCCACCACCCAAAACAGCGCCTTGGGAAAGGGCCTTTCTTAACGCTGAGCCCAGAGCTTTTGGATCTGCTACTTCTTTACCGACACTTTTCCCCCAATTCTTGAGGACGTCCTTTGCCTTGGGCTTCATGCCTGGAAGCGACTGCTGTGCAGCAAGTTTTTGAATAAGCCGATCTTTTTTATCTTGTTCCATTATCAACCCCATGCCCGTCTTTGGAATGGGCTAACCACGTCAGGCTCTTTCCATTGTCGGATAGTTTCTGGTGAAATATCTGAGTTCATTTTGGGCATCATTGCACTGGCCATTTGCCGGTTTTCCGGGCTCTTCGCTAAGTAATACGCAAGAAGAGCGCCACCACCAGCAAGAAGTGGGTGCTTCTGCGCAAACCCTACAAGTCCACCAGGAGTATATTTCCTCTTGTAAAACTGTGGTAGGGCATGACCGGAGATACGACCTTTATACGCCTTACCTTTTTGGAGGCCCTGCTTAATTTCATCGTACTCTGCTTTTGAAATATTCTGTAGACCGTCGAGCCCACCAACAGCCTTTAGTCGTTTCCCATACATAGGGCTCAACGGGTTCCCCTCTTTTGCCCCAAAGAGAAGCCCACCCAAAGTATTATGCGCCATACGGCCTGGGCTAGCAGCTAAAAAAGACGCGGGCCCATAGAGAACGTTCCCCACTCCTCGACTAAGTTTGGATTGGCGACCAAGAACCAAGTTGTCCGGGTGACCCTCAACAAAATGTTTGTTGAATGCCGCGCCTAGTCGGTCTTTGGCAGCTTGTTTCTCAAACCTATTCATTACACCAATCCTGGGCCTTGGGGTCCTTGCGGAGGCATACCGGGAGGTCCCGGCTGCGGAGAAGGCCCGCCCGTTGGTGGAGCGGTCTCAGGGGCTGCTCCCATTGGTGGGGGTGCCGCCTGAGGACTGCCAACTGGAGCCATCTCTGGCCTAGGGGCACCCATAGGAGGTGGTCCCATGGGCGGCTCAGGGGAAGGCGTTCCGCCTCCGAATACCTGCGCGGCCCCGCCAGACATATCCGGGCCCCGAAGAATTGTTAGCAATTCCTGCATGGCCATCTGTGTTTTCACAACAGCTTGTTGGGTCATTGTTAGTTTTTGTGCAGTCCCCTCAAGCTCTTGAGTCAGACCGCTTATTGGGTTTGGCATCATCATGCTCATCCCAAGCTTTTCTAGTTCTGGGCCGTGACCAAATTCAACTAAGTCACCGAGCGACTCGGAGATTACTGATAGTAGCCCCTCAGACGGAGACGCCGCCTCAATGGCATAACCAATAATGCCAGCACTGTTCCCTGCGCGGGAGGCTTCTTTACACAAGTCGCCTAACGCAGACATTCTGATTTCAAAAACGTCCCCTAGCGCTTCTTTGGTGGCCTCAGCATTCTTATTGGTTGTATGAGCATCCAAAAAATTTCTTGTGGCCTCACTAATGTCAGGGTCCGCGTACTGGGCGGTCTTCTCTAGTTCTTCGCCCGAACCAAAAATATTCTCTAAATCAACGCCCTCTTGACCAGGGACGTACTTCATTCTTTGGGGGATGTGGGGCTTATTCACAGACGCGGTCTTCACCTTCGGCGCATTGATTGTTTGTGAAACAGCGATTGCATCGGCCATAGGAAAAGTGATGTTCTTGGCAAACCCAAGCTTAAACATGGTCGCGAAGGTATCATTATTTGCGTATTCCGCCACGCGCTTAATTTGTTCAAGACTAAGACCAGCCTCCTTCGCAAACTCACTGATTGAGTCATTCAAGGGGGTTTCGTTCTGAATGTAGCGGACTGCTGCCTGCTTCCCAAAGTGACGTAACTCTGAGCGAGTCACCCCTGTATCATCCTTGTTTAGCAAATACGATTCTAAGTCTTCCATGTTTAACCTCTTCTAGCCCCTTCTTCCCGATCCCCTATTGGGGTGATAATATCAGGTCTTGGGTGCTTTATCATAGATGCCAAAAAACAATACGCCAATGAGTGCAATGTATCATCAGTTGTTCCCGGCGTTCTCTGGATCACCGTTGTGCGCCTAGCCTCATTATACTCTGTGAACACAGATAACATATCGCTTCCAAAAGGAAACTCAATCTCTTCCCACTTGGGGAAGACAAATTCGTCACCTCTGTTTATAGCGTTAATAATAGCCATTAAGGCCTCTGTCCTGTTCACCATAAATCGGTGAAGGCTCTTATCAAAATAAATCTTTTTTGTGTTTACGTACTGATACCTTGCTATCCGGCGAATCCCAAATGTTCTAATAAGTTTGTCATTTCTGTCAAACCCACCACCGTAGTCTACACCAACTGTGTCTACCTTAAAACGA